TTCATCTATAAATGAAAATAGTTCAAATGGTGCAACTGTTGGTTCAATATCCGCAGCAGATAACGAAGGTAACACAATAACATTTGTAAACTTTGAATTACATCAATTACAATTAGATGATTCAATAGTTTCGAGTGGTTCTTATAGTGGAACATCACAATTAACAGACCCACATGAAAATCCATTCCAAATGAGTACAAGTGGTGTGGTAACAAGAAAATCAGGTGTGTACTTAAACTCTGATTTAATTAATGAATACATTTATAGAGCACAAGTAACAGACCCATATAATGGTACATCTGATGTTGCTTTGATAACAATTAATATTACAGATGATACACCAGCAACCCTTTCAGATAACTGGTCAGCAGGACCTTATATAAAAGAATCTGAATTAAGTGGTACAACTGCAAAAACAACAGATTATGGTTCTACTTCAGCAGATTATGGTTCAAATCAAAGTGGTACTTGGAGTTCATCTAACCCAGCAATATCAATTAACTCAAATGGTACTTTATCATTAGGTGTTGATTTAAGTGGTTCAGTAACCCAAAGTGGTGATACAATAGATTCAACAATTACATTTACAAATACTTTTGGTACAACAACTACTGATAGTTTAACTTTAGATGTTGTTGGAAATGAAGCACCAACTGCTACATTTACAAATCAAACATCTGTATTTGATTCTAACCAAGCAACAAGTGGAACAAATTTAGTTTCAGTTTCAATTTCTGATACAGAATCAGATTCACCATATCAATTATCAATTGGTGGAACTGATGCTTCTAAATTAAATGCAGTACCTCAAAACGTTGCTTCTTCATCTTGGGAATTGCAAGCAAGTGAAGATTTAATTGGTGGAACTTATACATACGATGTAACTATAACTGATTCATATTCAGAAACAACAACTTACAGTAGTAGAACAATTACTATTGCACAAGGAGATACTGGTACTTTAGGTGGAGATACAACTTCTTACATCATTGAATCAGCAGAAAGTGGAGATGTATTAAGAGATGCAACTGGTTATAACCAAGGAAATGCTTCACAATTATCAGTTTCTTATACAAATTATGGTTCACCGGTAGTTCAATCTTATACTTCATCTAATGAGGCGTTTAACATTGATACAAGTGGTAACATAACATTAGGATTAGATATTAGTGGTTCATCTACTGGTAGTGGAGATACTATAAGTTCTGATATTACTTTTGTTGACCAATATGGAAACATTGGTAGTGGTTCATTAACTGTTAATGTATTTGCAAATGGAGCACCAACTGCAACATTTACTGATAATAGTTCATTCTTTAACACAAACCAAGCAACTGGTAGTGTTTCATTGGTAGATATAACTGGTATTTCTGATACAGAATCAGATACTCCATATGTAGTAACACTTACTGGTACTGATGCAAGTTCATTCAATGTGGTATCACAAAATGTAAATGGAACTGTTTGGGAATTACAACCTTCTTCCGATTTATTAGCAGGAGAGTATGATTATAATATAGTTGTAACAGATGATTATTCAAAATCTACAACTTATAGTAGAAGTTTAATAGTATCACAATCGGATACTGGTACTTTAGGTGGAGATACTACTTCTTATATTATAGAATCAGCACAAGATGGAGATGTATTTAGAGATGCTAGTGGATATAATGCTGGAAACGCATCACAAGTAAGTGTTTCTTACTCACCAAACTATGGTTCACAAGTAGTTCAATCATTTACTTCATCAAACTCTTCAGTAGAAATTGATGGTAGTGGAAACCTTACATTCAATGGTGACCTCGCGGGAACTGGTAGTGGAGAAACTCTTAGTTCAACAATAACATTTGCTGACCAATATGGAAATATAGGAAGTGGTTCAGTAACAATAAATGTATTTGATAATAATCACCCAAGTGCTTCATTTACTGATAATGATTCATTCTTTAATAGTAATCAAGCAACTGGTAGTACTTCATTGGTTGATGTTAGTATAACCGATACAGAAAGTGGAACTCCTTATGGATTATCTATATCAGGTACAAATGGAAGTTCATTTAATCCTGTTCCACAAAATTCAGTTTCATCATCTTGGGAAATACAACCTTCTGGTAATTTATCGGCTGGAAGTTATTCATATGATGTAACTATAACAGATAATTTTGGAAAACAATCGGTATATAATAAATCACTTACAATATTAGCTGCAGATACTGGTACATTAGTTTCAACTGATACATATATTATTGAATCTGCAGAAACTGGTGATTTAGTTAGAAGAAATACAAATGGTAGAACTGGTACTCAAAGTTCAGTAGCGGTTACTTACTCACCATCATATGGTTCACCAGTAGCAACAAACTTTGCATCATCTGATTCAAGAATTGCAATTGATTCAAGTGGTAGATTATCAGTTGGTAACGATGTTAGTGGTAGTGGAAGTACAAATGGTTCAATTATAGCAACAACTATTACTTGGAATGACCAATATGGAAATAATGGTTCTGAAGCTATATCAATAGATGTAACTAAAAACTTTGCACCAACTGTAAATTCAACACAAACATTTAGTACAAACACGAATCAGGCAACTGGTTCTGAAAATATTGTAAGATTAAATCTTGTAGATACAGAAAGTGATACTATTTCTGCAGGTGGATTAACTTGGAGTGGATATAATACAACTTATTTTACACCAAGTAACTCAACTGGTCAAATGAATTTATTAGTAAACTCAACTTCAGTACCAGCAGGAAGTTATCCATATACCGCATCTATTGAAGATGTACATGGATTTGATACAACAGTACATAGTGGTTCGGTAACAATATCACAAGCTGATATCGGTACTTTGGGAGGAAATACTGCTATTTACTCAATAGAATCAGCAGAAAGTGGAGATGTGTATAGAACAGCAACAGGATACAATAATGGAAGTTCAGCACAAGTGAGTGTTTCTTACTCACCAAACTATGGTTCTTCAGTAGTTCAATCTTATACTTCATCAAATGCGGCAATTGCGGTTGATAATAGTGGTAATCTTACATTAGGTTTAGATTTAAGTGGTTCAGTAACTCAAAGTGGAGATACTATAAATTCAACAATAACATTTGCTGACCAATATGGAAATATAGGAAGTGGTTCAGTAACAGCAACTCTATTTGGAAACCAATCTCCAGCAGCCTCTTTCGTATCATCATCTAATTATGATACCGATGGAGCAAATAGTGGTTCTACTGCAGGTACATTGACAGTAACTGATGTTGAAAACAACTCACCATTTAGTATATCACTTGGAGGAACACATGGAACTTCATTTGATGTAAGTGGTTCATCTTCACCATTTATTATTCAACCTACTTCTGATTTATCAGCAGGAACATATACAATTGATATAACTGTAACTGATAGTTATAGTGAAACTGTAACATTATCGAGTGAAACAATAATTGTGGATACTGCTCTAGTAACCGGATTGGCTTATGTGTATAGTACAGGACAAAGAAGTGGTACATTATTATATGATATAGGTGCATCGGCTGGAAGTGGTACACCTCCAACATTAACATCATATAGTGGTAATGGATTCTTAGAAAAAATTGAAGATGGTGATTTAGGAAGTACTTCATTCACTTACTCATGGGGAGGAACAAAAACAGCTACACTTCTTGCAAGTGGTAGTGGAACAAACTTAGATACAATATTACAAGGATTTGGAGATATATCAAAAACAGATTCAAATACATTTGTAATCATTGCACCAAAAGATACAGATATGACTGGAGTACCAACTAGTATGAGAAATGGTTATTCTGGTACGGCGACTGGAGAGTATGTTTTAGAAGTAGCAACAGATGGAGATGATTTCGGAGCTGGATTAGGAACAGTAGAAGATTCGATAGTTTATGATTTTAATATAGGTTCGGCAGTTGGTGGAACAACCAACTACCACTTAATAGTAGCAAATAACACAATTGCACCAGCGAGTTCAATTGCATTGGCTGTTGTACCATCGAGTGGTTCAACACCATAATATTTATAATATAGGGGAATAAAGAAAAATGCCAAGTATTAGTAGTAAAGTAACGTTAACATCAGCAGCCTCATCAAGTGGTATCGCAATTGCAGATATCGACTTAATAAGAGGTGCTTTTTATACTGTTGCTGAATATGATGATTTAGCGGATATACCAAACGATAGATTGAGTGATAAACAAATCGTATGGGTAGAAGATGCAGAAGCAACTTATCAGTTATCTATTACTCTTGCAAATCCACCTTTTAGTTTCTCGGATACTTACACTTGGTCTGAATTTAGTGGATTTGGTTCTGGTGGTGGAGGAGGTAGTGGTGATATCACTGCTGTAGTTGCTGGAGATGGATTAATTGGTGGTGGATTTAGTGGAAATGTTACTTTGCACGTTGGAGCAGGGAATGGTATTGTTACTGGTTCAAACTCGGTATCTGTACAAGGAAGTGATGGTATAACAGTTGATACAAATGGAGTATCAGTTACCGCACATGATGGTATAACAGTTAGTAGTGATGGTGTATCACTAAACACAGGTTCAGCTCATTTTACAGGTGGAGTACAAAAAACAGAATTAGATGGTGGAGATATTTAACATTTCCATCAAAACGATATATTTATAAAATATAAGATATTAACACTATATAGTGTTTAACTAGGGCAGATGACCCAATAAATAAAGGTTATATACGAATTTTTAATTAATTAATTTAACAAGGAAAAAATAATAATGGCACAAATAATTAGACATAGAAAAGGTGTCTTAGAAAGTGTAAATGGCTCAACTAAAAGAAAAGCGGAGCTTCTCATTGTAACGGGTTCATCTGGAATTACTTCTACAAACTCTGATGCTATGGTATTTTTTGGTGATGGTACAGACGCTACCGCAGCAAATAAAGTACTCTATGGTTCAACAACACCAAACTTAACTGGTGCATCGTATGGTGATTCAATAAATGGTATCCCTTACTATAACACTTCAGAAAATAAACTTTACATTTTAGGTAAAAGTTTTACTGATGGTAAACTTGAGGTTCAAGCTTCTGCAAATACAGGTGGAACTGGTATTATATCAGGTTCTTCTCAAATTGTAGGATTGGGAGCAAACATTTACTCATCTTCAGCTATGGTAGCTGCAGATTTACTTTCTGACAACCGAAATATAGATTTAGGAACTGGTACATTTGATGCAGGAACTATCACATCAGATGGTACACTCAATGTAACTGGTATTTCTAATCTAGGAGTTATCTCAGGTTCGAATATGGACTTGACTGGTAACGCAAATATTCAAGGAAATATCGTACTAGGTGGTAACATCACAATTGGTGATGCATCTTCGGATACAATCGCATTCGGTGGTGATTTATCAACTGATATTATCCCTAATGCAAATAACACTCTAGATTTAGGTTCATCAACTGACAAGTTTGCACAAGTTCATGCAACTAGTCTTTTTGGTACTTTGACTGGAGCTGTAAATGCAACAAATAACATTGTATCATCTTCAAGTGATACTGCAAATGTTAACATAACAATCGCTGATGGTGTAGTATCTGCGGAACTTTATGGTGGTGTAGTTTCTGGTTCATCTCAGATTTCTGCTGACCAAACTGATGGTTGGGCTGCTGATGTTAAAACTCAGTTAAACTCAAACACAGTAATTTCTGGTTCATCTCAAGTTTCTTATACTGGTCTATCTGGTATTCCTGGTGGAATCGTAAGTGGTTCTTCACAAGTTGATGCGGATACAATTACTAACTTTGATTCTAATGTAAAAGCTAAATTAGATGCTGATGGAGTAATCTCTGGTTCATCACAAGTTGATGCAGATACAATTACGAATTTTGATTCTAATGTAAAAGCTAAATTAGATGCTGATGGAGTAATCTCTGGTTCATCACAATTACTTGACCAAGCAACTGACTTTGGTACTGGTAGAGTAAGTGGTGATAACTTTGGTGATGCTGATGGTGGTTCTGATTTTACTGGTTCATTTGCTGGTGATGGTTCAAACCTTACTGGTCTTGTATCTACTTTAACTTTTGGTAATAATGGTGTAGATTCAGATTCAACTGTTGATTTACAATCTCAACAATTTGATATTGTTGGTACGGCAAATGAAATTGAAACTTCAGTTTCAGGACAAACTTTATCTGTTGGAATTGTATCAAACCCAACTCTTACTGGTAATGTAACTGTAACTGGTAACTTTGAAGTTCAAGGTACAACAACAACTGTATCTTCAACAACTGTTCAACTTGATGACAATATTTTATCATTAAATGGAACAGGTGCTGCCAATGGTGGTATTCAAGTTGCTGACTCTAATGGTCCGGCTAGTGGTTCTTTACTATGGGATGGTTCAAATAACAGATGGATTGCTGGTGGTGAAGGTTCAGAAGAAGAAATTCTTCTAAGAAATACACATGGTGTAATTTCTGGTTCATCTCAAGTAGTTCTTAATGATGCTGATAAAACTGGATTTAACACCGCAGATGTTGCTGAAGATGCAACAAATCTTTACTATACAGATACAAGAGTAAAAACTAAATTAGATGCTGATGGTGTAATTTCTGGTTCATCTCAAGTAGATGCAGATTCAATCACTAACTTTGATGCAAACGTAAAAACTAAATTAGATGCAGATGGTGTAATTAGTGGTTCTTCACAGATTTCTGCTGACCAAACTGATGGTTGGGCTGCTGATGTTAAAACTCAATTAGATGCAAATACAGTAATTAGTGGTTCTTCACAAGTAACTGGAATTGTAAATTCTCAAATTGATGCTAATGCAGCAATTATCCACACTAAATTAGACTTAAGAGGTTCAGGTATCCAATCTGGTTCATCTCAGATTACTGAAAACGCTGATACTGGTGAAGCATTAATGAAAGCAGGTGATGGTTCGGTTACTGGATTCAATGCATTTTCTGATGGTGTAGATTTATTCTCAATTGGTACTGCAACTGGTAATGTTCAAGATTTAGGAAGTGGTAATCAATTAGCATTGTACAATGGAAGTGGAAACTCAGGTATATTGAGTTATGATTTAGGTGGTACAATTAACTCTTATGATTATGCAACTGCAACATACAGATATATTGATACAAACTCTGGTATAGGTATTGCACTTAAACCAAATGCTGATGCTAACAAAGCATGGTTAATTGATACAGATGGTGACTTAGTTTCTAATGCAACTGTGGCTGGAGCTGCTACTACTGGTAGTATCTATGGTGCGAATTTAGTTGCAAGAGGAGATTTAAGTGGTTCTAACTTAAAATTAACTGGAAATGCAAATATTGATGGTAACATCGTACTAGGTGGTAATATTACAATTGGAGATTCTTCTTCAGATACTATTGCTTTTGGTGGTGATTTATCAACTGATATTATTCCAAATGCTAACAATACTTTAGATTTAGGTTCATCTTCTGAAAAATTTGCAGAAGTACATGCAACTACTTTCTTTGGTAATGTAACTGGTAATGTAACTGGTACTATAAATTCTAACAATGGTGTAATTAGTGGTTCTGCACAATTACTAAATGTTGCTACTGATTTCGGAACTGGTAGAGTAAGTGGTGATGACTTTGGTGATTTAGTAGGAACTTCAACATTTACTGGTTCATTTGTAGGAGATGGTTCAGGTATTACAGGTCTTTCAACTACTATTTCAATTAGTGGTTCGGATGATTCAACTGATACTGTATCATTACTTAACTCATCATTAGTATTTGCTGGTGGTAATGGTATATCAACAACTGTATCTGGTGATAAAGTAACTTACTCAATCCAAGATTCTTCAACTGGTCAAAAAGGTCTTTCACAATTCTCGGGAACTAACTTTAGTGTATCGAGTGGTAATGTATCTTTAATATCAGGTAATGGTGTAGATTCAAGTGGTGGTGTAACAGGTGCTAACCTTAACGCTGATGTTGCTGGAACTGGTTTATCTTATTCACTAAGTAACCAACAGATTGATGTTGATTATGGTTCATCAGCAGGACAAGCAGTTCAAGGTAACACTACGATTACTGTTAATGGTACAGCTAATGAGGTTGAAATAACTGGTACTGCGGCTCAAGCACTTGGTGGTGGAGCTTCTTATACTATTGGTTTACCTTCTGATGTAACGATTGGTAATGACTTAACAGTTACTACTGATGCATCTGTTGGTGGAAACATGACTGTAACTGGTAACCTTTCAGTATTAGGTACAACTACAACTGTTGATTCAACTACTGTTCAACTTGGTGATAACATCTTGGAACTTAACTATGGTGGAGCACAAACAAATGCTGGACTTTTAGTTACTGATACTCAAGCACCAAATACAAATAGTGGTTCATTACTATGGGATGGTACTAATGACCATTGGATGGGTGGAGCAGCTGGTTCGGAAAAAGAGTTCGCAAGATTAAATGCGGCTCCAACTACGAACACAGTTCTTAAAGCTGATTCTAATGGATTGTTAGTTGATTCTGTATTAACTGATGATGGTACTGATGCTACATTTAGTGGTGACTTAATCGTTTCGGGTCTTTCAGTAGGTTCAAATGGTGGTTTCCTTTATGTAGATACATCAAACCAGATTAACTCAGCAACAGCTACTACAGCTGGTGATGTGATTCAATGGAATGGTTCATCATTCGTTGCAAGTAACGAACTTGATGGTGGTACGTTCTAATAGAATTTACTAAATAACTTAAAAACCCTCACATTTATGTGGGGGTTTTTTTATATCTTTATTTATTTCTATACTTATATTAGTATTGGTGTATCCTAAAAAAACAATTATTTAATTGCCCAATATTTATATGTAACAAATAGGAAATTATAGATGGCTGGAATATTACAACTAAGAAGAGGGTTAAAGTCAACATACATTTCGGAAGGAAGTAACCTTGCTGAAGCATTTTTCGTTACAACAAGCGAAACAGGTTCAGTATCGGCTAATACCTTAATAGTAGGTGTTAGTGGTTCTCTCGGCTCAGATGTAATTACCCTTGCAAAACTTTCATTAGCAAACAAAGATAATACATACGCAGATTACAACTCAGGTTCATTTTGGATAACTGGTGATTATACTGGTTCAAATGCACTAATTTTAGATAACTTAAAAGTTAGTGGTTCTGTTTTTATAGAAGAAGATTTACACTTAGAAGGACACTTATACTTAGGTTCTGGTTCTGATGATGATGTAGTAAGAGTACAATCAGAATTTAGTGGTTCAATAATACCTGATAATGATATTACAGGTTCTAGAGTATCAGATGCAACAACAGGTTCATATGATTTAGGTTCGGATTCTAAAAGATGGAGAAATATCTATTTACAAAAAGATGCAACTGGTGCAGGATTCCTTTCAGGTTCTAATATTGATTTAACTGGAAATATTAAAGTAGATGGTGAAGGTAGATTTGGTACTTTACGAGTTGATGATTTAACCGATAATAGAATTTTATTAGCAGGTGTAGGTGGTGAAGTAGAAGATGATGGTAACCTAACATATGATGGTCAAGATTTCAGATTAACAGATAGTGATTTTTATCAAAGTGGTAGTGGAGCTTCTTTCCAATTCTCGGGAGGTGGTGCAGATTTTACTGGTTCTATATCAAATTACGAATTAAGAGTTGATAATGGTGTTGTATTTACAAATGCAGAAGGAACTCTAGATAATCAGACACAATTTACTTGGGATGGTGGTTTATTAAACATTGATGGAGGAATTTCAGCATCACAAAACTTAAGTGTAGATGGTGAATCTTCTTTAGCATCTGCAATAGTAAAAGATTTAACAGAAAATAGGATTGTAATAGCAGGACCTGTTGGTGAGTTAGAAGATGACCAATATTTCAGATATACTGGTAATGAGTTTATCATTGGTTCTGATGAACATTTCAAAGTAACTACTCTAAATGGTAATACTTCAATAAGTGGTTCAGTTCAAATGTTCTCAACACTTAATGTAGATGGACAATCAACCTTAGCATCTGTAAACGTAGAAGATTTAACAGATAATAGAGTAGTAATCGTTGGAGCAGGTGGAGAAATAGAAGATGATGGAAACTTTACATTCAATGGTACAGAGTTAAACATAGGAACTGGTAACTTTACAGTTCAACAAGGAAGTGGTAATACACAAATATTAGGAACACTTGATGTAGATTCACAATCAACACTATCATCTCTTAATGTAGAAGATTTAACAAGTGGTAGAGTAGTACTCGCTGGAACAAGTGGTGAGATTGAAGATAGTGGTAACCTTACATTTGATGGTTCACTTCTTACTGTAACTGGTGATACAACAATTACTGGTGATTTAACAGTACAAGGAGATTTAACACAACTTAATGTTTCTACACTTAATGTAGAAGATAAAAACTTATTAATAGCAAGTGGAGCGATAGATGCTTCAGCTGCTAATGGGGGTGGAATTACAATCGATGGAGCAGATGCAACACTTTTATATGGTTCATCAGATGATTCATTCACCTTTAACAAATTACTTAAAGTAAATGGGAATATTAGTGGTTCTTCATTTAATGGAACAACATTACTTTCTTCATCAAACGAAAACTTCGCAGATTATTCACAATCAGTAGATTCAAGATTAGATGAAATAGAAGGACCTCTATCAACATCATTAGATACGAGATTAGATGCAATTGAAGGACCGATGAGTACTTCACTTGATTCAAGATTGATAGAAATATTCGCAACAGGTTCAGACCACGAAACAAGATTAGATGCACAAGAACTATATAGTTCATCATTCACATCAAATGATTTAGATATGAATGGTAACAAAGTTCTATTTGGTAACGTTTACTCAACAGAAGGAGATTTACCAAACGCAAGTACATATCATGGTATGTTCGCTCATGTACATGGAACTGGTAAAGGATATTTTGCTCATGGTGGTAATTGGATTCCTTTATTAAACGAAAGTACATTCACAACTGATTCAGCATCATTTGATTCAAGATTAGATGCACAAGAATCATTCAGTTCAGCTTTAGATGATACATTCGCAACAGAAGCAGAAGTAAATTTAGCAACTTCAAGTTTAAGTGCATCATTGGCAGTTGATATAGCAAGTAACTTATCTGAAATTACTAATCTAAATTCATTTAGTGAATCTATCGAATCACATCTACCAAGTGGAGTAATAAGTGGTTCATCACAAATCACAGATGGAAGTGGTATAGTTAGTGGTTCAGGTCAATTAGAAGGATATGTAAGTTCATCCACAGCAAACGTAATAGAGGTAATGACTTCTGCATCTTATGCAGCAATCACACCAGTAAGTGGAACTCTTTATATAATACAAGGTTAATAAATCATGAGGTTAAGTGCATCACAAAACATTTACTTCAATAATGTTTTGGTGGATAATGTTTATATCAATAATGAACTTATCTGGCAACCATCATATTTTGTATCAAATGATGGTATTGATGCATCAAATGTAAGTGGAGATGAAAATAACCCATTCCAAACTCTAAACTACGCTATTTCAAGAATCACAAATCAAAATAGAATATATTTTAAGTCAGGTTCTTATGAGTTTGATGAAAAAGAAATAACAAATACTGGTCTATCAATACAAGGATATAATAATCAAAATGTTACATTTGATGGAACTAAACCAATTAGTGATTTAGCAGATAGTTCTGTAAATGGTGGTAATTGGCAAACACATACAACTGATATTGTTACAGATACCAACCAAACACTTAGTAGTAAAACAATTTATAAAATAAAATTAAATTCAGATGCTGAAGTATGGCAACTTTTTTATAATAGAGATGAAGTAATAAATGCAAGATATCCAAGTGCTCAATGGACTGATGATAGTGTATATACTTTTAATAATTGGGGACATGGATATTATGAATATAAAAATAATGGAGATATAACAGATAATACTGAAACTGTTATAGGTAATGGAACTGGTAGTCATTACTATTATGAAAATGGAGAAATAGTTGATGTACCACATACTATTAGTGGAAGTTATACTGCTAGTTTATATGATTTCGTTAAAACTCAACAAGGAATAGACCCTTCATTTACTACTTCGGGTTCTTTAGCTAACTTAAATGTTGGTTCATTTAGAAGTTATACAAAAGTAGTAAATTCACAATCATTAGATGATACTAATAATGTTATTAGATTATCTTATGATGATGTTGCTACATGGAAAACAAAACACCATTATTACTATTTAGAGAATAAATTAGAATACTTGAATAGTGAAAATGAATGGTTCTTTGATAATGATACAAAATATCTTTATGTTTGGTTACCAAGTGATGCAGTTCCTACTACAACAAACATAAGAGCAAAACAACAAAGTTATTCGTTAAATATTACTGCAGATAATGTATCGATTGAAAATATTAATTTCTTTGGTACTACAATAAAAGGAAATAGTGCTAATAACTTAATAGTTCGTGATTGTGATTTCTTATATGCAAGTTGTTATGCTCATATGTTGAATCAAATCAATTCTGGTTCAACTATTTCTCCAGCTTCTAATGAAGTTTTTGAAACTCAAACAAGATTTACAAGTAGTCCAAATGTTACTTTTAATCGATGTGCATTTAGATATACAGATGGTGATGTAATTCATACACAAGGTGGAAATACAAGAATCGAAGATTGTTATTTTAATTATATCGATAAGACTGTTGCAAATTTATCATCTGTAATGACAACCCTTAGATTGATGGGTGATAGTAACATTGTTAAAAATAATACTTTCAGAAAAACAGCAGCATCTTCTACATTGAATTCAGGTAATGCACCGATTGTAGAATATAATGATATGGCTGAAAGTGGATACTTACAAAGTGATGGTGCTATGATACATCTTATGGTATCTCAACAATCAGGTTCTAAAGTAAGATTCAATTGGGTACATGATACAATCAAGTATGGTATAAGATTCGATGGTGATGGTGATGGATTTAATGGAAGTATTCACCATAACATTGGATGGAATTGTGAAGGTGGTATTATGGCTAAAGGTGGTTGGTTAGAAAGTGGAAGTAGTGTTGGTGGTCATTTTATATACAATAACACCTTCTTTAATAGTGTAGAAAAAAATGATATTATGGTATTGAATACCCAAAAAGGGGTGAATATCAATTATGGTTCGGTAGTAATGAATAACTTAACTGAAAAACTAAGTGGACACAGAACCGATATAGAAGGATTTGAATCTTGGATAACAAGTTCAAATAATTATACAGCATCTAATATAGAACCTTTATTAACAGATACGGCTAGTTATGATTTCAGACCAATAAACGATAGTTCAATAGTAGATGCAGGAAATACTACATATACCAATTTTGAATTCAATCCAAGTGGTGTTGATTCATTAACATCTGATATTGGTGCTATGGAGTATAATGGAACTCAATGGGAAGCTGGAATTACTTGGAATAGTAGTACTGGAAGTGATAGTGAATATGTTAGTAGTAATAGATTGAGCTTTTACCAATAACTCAATCCATCGATATTTATAAGGTAGTATAGTATAAGGTTAATAAATCATGAAGTTAAACGCTGCACAAAACATTTTTTTTGATAATACTGAGGTAGACCAAGTTTATATGAACAATGAACTTGTCTGGCCAACTGGTAGTGAAGCTCCATCAACTTATACAACAACTTTAGATTTTACTTTGGTTAGTGGTTCAGATTGGGTATTAAAAGGTGGAAATAGTAGTTCACCAGGTTCTACTATACCATCAAAAATATATACATTAGGTCCTCAAAGTGCAGGATACGATTATGGTAATACTTTTTTATGGATAGAATCTACAACATCAGAGTCATTTGATGATGTTAGTCAAGCCAACGTTTTCTGTACTACAAATGGTGCAACAACTCAAAGAGTTATAGCATATGCTGGTCGTGTAAGATTACAAATAGCTTTTAATAATCAGCCAAGTTCAAATATAACAATGGAATATCAAGGAAGTGTTAATCCTCCAACAACTCCTTGGTCACCAAGTACTGATATAACAACTGTTGCTTGGATTGATGCATCAGATTCTTCAACTTACACACAAACTTCAGAAAATTTAACAGGTATAACTGATAAATCAGGAACATTTACAATGACAGTTGGTGGTAATCCGCAAACTAATGCAGTAACTCAAAATGGATTGAATGTGTTTGAGTTTGATGGTAATGGTGATTATCTACAAAGTACAACTTATGAGGCACAAGTATCCTCAGGTAACCATTGGGCAATTGGAGTATTTAGATATGTAGCTGTAGATAGTAACAAAGATACTCTTTGGAGTTATGAAACAAATGGTTCACCAAAAAGAGATTATGCGGTTAGTAGTGGTAATTCATCATCATGGTCAGGTGAATTAGATTTAGATGGTTTATCTTCTAATAGAATTAGTAGTACCATTGGTAATACAGAAGTTTGGAATGCAAAAAGTTTAACACAAAACCAATGGCATGTAGTTGCTTGTTGGTTCAATAAGAGTGGAAATCAAATCGGTGTTAGAGTAGATGGTACAAATGCATTTACACCAGTTAATGATTATGATAACTCATTACAAACGAACCAAGAATTAAGATTAATGAGAAACAGGTCATCACAGGCATTAAATGGTAAATTAGGTGAGTTCTTTGCAGTAGCGGATATACCTGGTACAAGTGGTACTGATTTAACAGATTTAATAAAAGCAGAAGGTTATCTTGCACACAAATGGGGATTAGAAAGTTCTCTACCAAGTGACCATTTATATAAGAATTCTGCACCTTAAACATATTTATAGCATAGGAAAAAGATAAATGGCAGCAATATTACAATTTAGACAAGGAAGCAAATCGAGTTTTATCTCATCAGGCCCTTATGTATCAGAACCTTTCTTTGATACAGATACTAATATTATTCATATTGGTAAATCTAGTTCTGCCGTAATAACTTTAGTAAAATTAGGTGAAATAAATAGTGGTTCTTTATCTTTGAGTGGTGATTTAACTGCTTCAAATGCAACCTTAAGTGGTGATATTACAATTGGTGGTAATATTATTTTAGGGGATAGTACTGCTGATGATATCACAATATCAGGTCAACTTGATTCTGATTTAATTCCAAAAACAGATAATACACATGATTTAGGTTCTACTACTAAGAAATGGGCGAACCTTCACGCAGTTAGTGGTTCAATTGATTTTATTGACTTACGAACAAACTTACCAAGTGGTACAGTTAGTGGTTCAGACCAAGTTTTGGGTGGAACTAATATAGTATCATCTTCTATACAAGTGATAAGTTTCTTACCAGATGGTTCAGTTAGTGGTTCATCACAAATAACTTATTCGGATATATCATCAATTCCAAGTAATATTATAAGTAGTTCAGAACAACTACCTGATGGTATTATAAGTGGAAGTGAACAATTACCTGGTGGTATTATAAGTGGAAGTGAACAATTACCTGGTGGAATAATTAGTGGCTCAACACAAATAACAGATGGGAGTGGTATATTTTCATCTTCACTTCAAGTAAATCCTGTTAGTATTCCTGGTTTCCAATCTGAAGTTAAAAGAAAACTTGATATAGATGGTGTACTTAGTGGTTCAGGACAATTGCCAGATGGGACTGTAAGTGGTTCTGCTCAAGTTATAGGACATTTACCTAGTGGAACAGTAAGTGGTTCAGAGCAGGTGAATGCCAACACTATAACAAACTTTGATTCAAATGTAAAATCAAAAATAGACTCGGATGGTGTAATAAGTGGTTCAGTACAAGTTGATGTAACTGCAACAACTAATTATTCATCAGTAGTTCAAACAACAGGTGACCAAACTATTGCTGGTAATAAAACATTTTCTAATAACATAGTAATAAGTGGAGATTTGAATGTTGATGGTACAACTACATATACTTCTACTAACAATGTTAATATTGGAGATAATATTATAGAACTTAACTATGGTGGTTCTGCAACAGAAGGTGGTATCTATGTAAAAGATGCAACTGGTGGTTCAACTACAAGTGGTTCTTTACTATGGGATGCTACAAACGATTATTGGAAGGCTGGAATATCTGGTGGAGAAAGTGAAATTGTAACAGATTCAAATATAGTATCTAAATTACCAAGTGGAACGATAAGTGGTTCTTCTCAAGTTAATGCAGATACAGTTACTAACTTTGATTCAAATGTAGATGATAGATTAAACGCTAAAACTGTAATTAGTGGTTCTTCTCAAGTTAATGCAGATACAATAATTAATTTTGATTCAAATGTTAAAGATAAATTAGATGAAGAGGGAATAATTTCAGGTTCATCCCAAATATCACTTAGTGGATTTAGTACAAGTAATTTATCCGAAGGATTAAATAAATATTATACTAATGCACGAGTTAAAGAAAAATTAGATGAAGAAGGTGTAATATCTGGTTCATCTCAAGTTAATGCTGATTCTATCTTAAACTTTGATAGTAATGTAAAGGATAAGTTAAATAGTGATAGTGTAGTTAGTGGTTCATCACAGGTTTCTTATGTAGGACTTTCAAACATACCTGATAATATTGTAAGTGGTTCTACTCAAATAAATAATTTAATAATTGGAACATCTTATTCACAATCAATTGATATAAGATTATTGGATGGATTCGCAAGTGGTTCAGCTACTTCAGAATCATTACACACTTTAGTTGGTAATTTCCCAACAAGTGGTTCATTAGGAACGGCTGCATTTTATAACGTATCATCTTCATTAGCAGATGACCCTTCGGTAATTCCAAATGTAAAAGCAGTTTACGATTATATAAATAACACAATCGGAGCAGCAGATATTACTGGTGTTTCTGCATCACTTGGTTTAAGTGGCGGTGGAGCTAGTGGATATGTATCACTTTCTTTAGATACTGGTTCTGACCATTTCACAAATGCAGTTCAAGGAATTTCACCTCAGTTACCAGATGGGTTAATAAGTGGTTCATCACAAGTATCTGCTTCACTAATATATGAATTTGATAATGAGGTAGATAATTATTTAGTTCTTGTGGGTGCAATCACACACTCAAATGGTTCTACTGGATTATTTAATGAGGCTGGTTTAATTAGTGGTTCTTCACAAGTATTCTCAGATGTTAGTGGTGATATCATTATAGATTCTACTGGAGAAGCTTCCATCGAACCTGGTGTAATTATAGATGGTGATATTAAATCTGATGCAGCAATTTCTCACACTAAATTAGATTTAGATGGTTCTGGTATTATAAGTGGTTCGGCACAATTACCAACAGGCCTTATAAGTGGTTCGGCAATTACAACTGATGGAACTGATTTGGTTGCAATTGGAACTTCTACTTCTAATGTTGGTGATTTAGCAAGCGGTAATCAGTTATCATTATATGGAACATCCGTATCAGGTCTAACTTCATTTGACATTAATGGTACTGCAAAATCTTTTGATTATGTATCATCTGATTTTAGATATATTGATACTAACTCAGGTGTAGGTATTGTACTTAAACCAAATGCAGATGCAGGTAAAGCATGGGTTATTGATACAGATGGAGATTTAGTTTCTAACTCAAGTAATGCTTCGGTAACAGGTAGTGTATATGGTGCAAATATTATTGCAAGAGGAGATTTAAGTGGTTCTAATTTATTAATAACTGGTGATATTACAGTTAATGGTACAGTAGATGGAATTGATATCGCAACAGATGTAGCAGCAAACACATCAAAGACTGGATATACTGATTCACTTGTAAAAACAAAATTAGATGCAGAAGGTGTATTAAGTGGTTCGACTCATGAGGGTGATTTCACATTTGATGATAATTTAACTATTAGTGGTAACTTAACAGTTGATGGTACTACAACATCTGTAAATTCAAATACTGTTAACATTGGTGATAATATGATAGTTCTAAACTCTGATGAGACAGGAACTCCATCACAAGATGCAGGTATTGAAATAGAAAGAGGTACTTCTACAAATGTTAAATTCCAATTCAAAGAAAGTACAGATAGATGGCAGTTTACAAATGATGGTACAACTTTCTTTAATTTACCAACAAGTACTGCAGATGTAGCAGAATTTTCAAATCTTTATTATACAGATGCAAGAGTAAAAACAAAATTAGATGCAGAAACTGTAATAAGTGGTTCTGGTCAAATATCAATCGGAGCATCACAAGTAACTGAAATTAGTAACTTAACTGCAACTGAAGGAGCACAATTAGAGAACATTGATTCAGTAACAATCTCAAATACTCAATGGGGTTATTTAGGTGATTTAGACCAAGATTTATCAACAAACGATGATGCAATATTTAATAAAGTACAATCAAATAATCCTGATTTAACCCATGGTGGTCATGTTGCAATAAACAGTTCTTATGATGGTAGTGGGTGGGGTACTAATAAAGGTATAGGAAGAATAACTTTTGGTACACTTGATAGTAGTTTAGCGAGAACAGTTGCAACTATCGAAGTTAAACAAGAAGATAATGGTTCTGCATATCCAGATGAAACATACATGGTATTCAAAACCATTGCAGCTGCAGAGGGAACTGCCCAAGAAAAAATGAGATTATCAGCGGATGGTAATCTAAATGTTGTTGGTGATATTGTTGCATATGCATCCTCGGATGAAAGATTAAAAGATGAAATTATACCAATTTCTAATCCTTTAGATAAAATAAATTCAATTGGAGGGTACTCTTTCGTATGGAAAGAAGAAAAACAGAATATTTATAAAGGTAAAGATTACGGAGTTATAGCTCAAGAAATCGAAAAAGTATTACCTGAATTAGTTAATACAAGAGAATCTGGGTACAAGGCCGTAAAGTATGATAAACTTGTATCACTTCTAATTGAAGGTATTAAAGAATTATCTTCAGAAGTAAAAGAATTAAAAGAAAAAATTAATAAGGAATAAATAATATGGCTCAAATCATTAGATTAAAAAGAAGTACAACGGCAGGGAGTGCTCCAACTACCTCCGACTTATCAATCGGAGAATTAGCAATCAACGTTCATGATGGTAAAGTTTTCTTAAGAAGAAGTGGTTCTGTTGATGATATTAGAACAATCCTAACAAATGAATACACAGGCTCAGTAAATATTACTGGTTCTTTAACTGCTACTTCTTTTGTTGGTGATGGTTCAGGATTAACAAACATAACAGTAGACCAAGCGGCAACCGTACAGCAATCATTTGAAGGAACAACATGGAATGTTAATCACAATTTAGATACAACAAGTCCACTTGTTGCTGTATATGATGAGAATAATTATCAAATCATACCACAAGGAGTTAGAATAGTAGATGCGGATAATGTACAAATAACATTCCCTAATTCTGCAACTGGTTCTGCTGTAATAGCCAAAGGTGGTCATATTGTTAGTGGTTCAATTGATGCCGATAACATTAGTGGATTTGATGTAAAGGTAAAAACAAAATTAAACGCCGATGGAATATTTAGTGGTTCAGCACAAGTTACCTTACAAGGTGATGTAACTGGTACCGCGGCATCTTCTTCTATTGCTGGATTAGATGGTGGAGATATATAAATTGAGTTATATTATAAAAAGAAAAAATAATTAAATAAAGGATAGATAAAAATGATATTACACAGTCCCATAATTTCAGGTTCGTTAACATTCGCTGATAATGCAACCTTCGATTTACCAGATAATGGAATATATTCTGGTTCATTTAGTGGTTCAATACAAATTGACCAAGTAAAATCAGACTTGATACCTGACACTTCAGGAGCATATGATTTAGGTTCAGAAGCTTACCCCTATAAAGACCTTTGGTTGGTTGGAAGCACTTTGAATCTAGGTGGTATTGGTATTTCTGTTAGTTCAGCGAATTCAGGTCTTAGCTTTAAGAAAAAATCAGATAACACTCCAGCTGATATCGGTGCTAAATCAATTAGTATTGGTGGTATTGGAATTACTGGTAACAAGAAATTCGGTCTTGATTCTAACAACAAAGTACAAGTACTAGATGATAATGATGATGTTGATACTCTTGTTGTTAAAGATGTGATACTTAAAGATACAACTGGAAATGGTAAAAACACCAAATTAAAAGTTACTAATGGTAAATTTACAACTTCTCAAGTTAATAACGCTGGTACAGATACGGCAGATGATGCTGAGGGTTCTCTTTCAGGTTCATTTACTGGTTCTATCCAAGATGCACAATTCAATGGTGATGCTACCTTCAATAATGGATTGAGTGTAACTGGTACTTCAGCACTTGGAGTAACAAATGTTTCTGGTCTTGCTTCCTTAGATGGTGGTATTGATGTAGATGGAGCGTTTACAGTAGCAAACACAAGTGGTAACGTATCAACAACTGGTACTTTAGATGCTAGTGGATTGGCAAGTTTAGATGGTGGTATTAATGTAAATGACAATTTTACAGTTTCTGATGTAGGTGGTGATGTTTCTACAAGTGGTAACTTAGGTGTAACTGGTCTTTCAACATTAGGAGCAGTATCCTCATCAGCAATGGATGTAGCAGGTCATATCCTTCCTGCCGCACATAACACATACGATTTAGGTTCAACTGCTAGATTCTGGAGAGACCTTTACTTATCTTCAGGTTCATTATACATTAATGGTGTTCAAGTACTTTCAACAGACGGGACTGATTTGACTGTACAAACAGATGCAGGGGAATCATTCAAAGTATTAGAAACTGGTGCTGATACAATCACACTACAAACTGCAAATGGTGATATTACACTTACAAATGGAAGTGGTACTGGTAACATCGAATTAGATGCACCAATACAAGTAACAGCTGGTAACAATATTTTATCTTCTGATGGAAATGCAATTTCATTTGCTAATGATATAGATGCTGGTAATAACAGAGTTGCAGCAAATAATATAGGTAACCTTGATGGTACTTCTACAATTACTGGTTCATTCGTAGGTGATGGTACAAACTTAAGTGGTGTAACATCTTATACTGATTCAGATACAAAAACAAAATTAAATGCTGATGGTGTAATCTCAGGTTCATCTCAAGTATTCTCAGATGTTAGTGGTGATGTTACTATCGGTTCTGATGGAACTGCAGCAATTCAAGCTAATTCAGTAGCTTTAGGAACTGATACAACTGGTGACTATGTTGCAACTATAACAGGAGGTACTGGTCTTACTTCTACTGGAGCTACAACTGGAGAGGGAATTGCACATTCACTATCAGTAGATTATGGTACAACTGCGGATACAGCACTTGAAGGTAATACAACAGTAGATGATGTATCAGTTGCAAACTTAAAAACTAGATTAGCTGGTGGATTTGCTTCTAATGCAGTACAAATTGGTGATTCAAGTGATACTGTTACAATTGCTGGAAATGCAATCGTTAGTGGTAACTTAACTGTAAGTGGTACAACTACAACTGTTAACTCAAATACTGTTAATATTGGAGATAACGTTATCGTACTTAACTCTGATGAGACAGGAACACCTTCACAAAATGGTGGTATTGAAATTGAAAGAGGAACTTCAACTAATGCAGCTATCCTTTGGGATGAATCTAATGACTATTGGGTATCAGGTCTTGCAGGTTCTGAAGAAAGAATCGTAGTAGGAGCAGGTAACACATCTATTACAACATTAGGAACAATCTCAACAGGTACTTGGCAAGGTACAGCAATAGCTAGAGATTATATAGCAGGTGATGCAATCAATGGTTCAAAAATAGCTGATGATGCAGTTGATTCAGAACACATCGCAGATGGAGCTATTGATTTAGCTCACATGGCAGCTGATTCAGTTGATGGTTCTAAAATTGCTGATGATTCAATTGATTCAGAACACTATGTAGATGGTAGTATTGATACCGCTCATCTTGCTACTGATTCAGTTGATGGTACTAAAATTGCTGATGATGCGATTGGTCCAGAACACCTTGCGGATAATTCAGTTCAAACGGCTGCAATAGCAAATGATGCTATTGATGGAGACAAAATTGCAAACGATGCAGTATCATTTTCTCAAGTACAAAATATAACTACATCAACAATCTTAGGTAGAGTATCAGCTAATTCTGGTAATATCGAATCATTAAGTAAATCACAAGTATTATCATTTATTAATGTTGAAGATGGAGCAACTGGTGACCAAACAGCAGAAGAAATTAGAAGTGCAGTTGGTACTGGTAATAATGGTGTTATACCATCAGAGGGTACTGCTGGACATTTCTTAAAGCATGATGGTACTTTTGGATTACCTTCTTATACTACTAACACAGATACTAACACTCAGAATACATATTCAACTTCTGTTGTATCATCAAGTGGTATTAAGTTAAGATTGACTGGAGCAGGACATGATGGTGATACAACTGATGATATACAATTTGTTGGTGCAGGAGCAACTAGTGTAAGTAGAACAGATGCAAACACTATTACCATAACTTCTACTGATACAAACACAACTTACACAAGAAGTGATTTCATCAATCAGGATGTTAATACTAATTCAAATGTAACTTTTGATGATGTTGATGTTGATGGTTTATTAACAGTTAGTGGTACAGGTACTTCAACGTTCTCTTCTCACCTTAAATCACATTGTTTAGGTGTTGGTGTTAACCCATCGGGAACATCGGGTGAAATACATGCTGGAGCGGATATCGTAGCATATTCATCATCAGATAAAAGATTAAAAGAAAACATCAAACCAATTGAAAACCCATTAGGCAAAATTGCTCAAATAAGTGGTAATACTTTTGATTGGATTGAAAATTCCGAAGTACACTCTCATAAAGGTAGTGATATTGGTGTTATTGCTCAAGAAATCGAAGAAGTTTTACCAGAATTGGTAACAACTCGTGAAAATGGATATAAAGCTGTAAAATATGATAAAGTTGTGGCTTTACTAATTGAGGCAATTAAAGACCAACAATCTCAAATTGATGAGTTAAAAGGAAAATTAAGTTAAAATAAAGGTAAATATCCCCCCTTATGGGGGGTAATCCTTATATAAGGATTTTTTAATTACCAACTAATTATATAATGAAAACGGTAAGTCATAAATATGGCACAGACAATCAAGTTAAAAAGAACTTCGGTACAAGGTAAGATACCTACTATATCCAACATCGAACTCGGTGAGTTGGCGATGAACACATATGATGGTAGAATATTCTTTGAAAAGAATAATGGAACACCATCAGTACAAGAAATCATAACAACAGATTCCGAAGTAACTGGTTCACTTAATTTGAATGGTGCTATAACGGCTTCTTCATTAAACATTACTGGTAATACTACAATAGATGGTGATTTAACTTTAGGAGGTCAATTAACCATCGGAGATGCAACTACTGATTCAGTAAATGTAATTGCAAGTTTATCTTCTTCACTAATACCTGAAAGTACATTAAGTTTTGATTTAGGTTCATCTTCTAAAAAATGGAGCACTGCTTATATTGGAACATCTAATGTTGCTATACAAAGTATAATAGATACTCGTTCAGGTCAAAACTATACATTAACAGTAGGAGCAAACTCAACTGGTGATAAATTTTTAGTAACAACAGATAATACTGCAACAAAAGGTATAGTTTTATCTTCAAGAAATACAGGAAATACAGCAGATTCAAAATTATCATTTAGTGGTTCTGCTTTTGAGTTTGGTGGAGGAACTGTATCTGGTACATTTAGTGGTGATGGTAGTGGATTGAGTGGATTATCAGTAGACCAAGTTGCAACTGTAACTGGTTCGTTTACTAATACTAATTCAGTATCAGTAACTCATAACTTTGGTTCTAAAAATGTATTAGTATCTGTATATGATAATAGTGATAACCAATTAATACCACAAGGAGTTACCTTAACTAATAATAACTCTATATCAGTTACCTTGAGTGGAAATCATTCAGGTCATGTTGTAGTTGCAAAAGGTGGACATGTTGTAAGTGGTTCAACTGCTGCAGATAATATTACTGGATTTGATACTAAAGTAAAAACTAAACTAAATGCAGATGAAGTAGTTAGTGGTTCGGGTCATCCAGACCACTCAACAATTACACTTGGTAGTGGAAAAGGTTTGAGTGGTGGTGGAACAATTAACGTAAGTAGAAGTATAACATTAGATACTGGTTCTAATCATTTTGTAAATGGTATTGTAGGTGCAACTTCTTATAGAGTAGATGTAAGTGGAGCCGAATACTATACGGTAACACATAATTTAGATGAAGATTATCCTTTTGTCCAAGCTTGGAACACAACAACTAATCAGATAGAAGTTCCACAATCAGTCACTAGACAATCTAGTAATGCTTTTAGAATAGATTTTTCAGCAGCATTTTCAGGAAAAATAATCGTAAAAAAATAAAATATGTATGATGTTTATTATACAACCGGTGGAGGTCCTTGGTTAAATGCAGGAACTGATACATGGGTTAATATTTGGTTAGAAGAAATTGCACCAAAGTTGACTGTTAAACCTGTACTTCTCATACATAGAAACAAACCAAAAAACTTCAATAATCATAAATTCGACTTTCCAATAGAAACTCATTGGCATGGCGATGATATAAGAAAGTTTGAAAAAATAGTAAAAGATTGTAGAAGGATTCATATTTTACATGGACATTATACACCACAAAGAGCCATAGAAAATAATAAACATAAAATATACAGTAACGTACTACATAATTCAGTTGACCATATTGTAAAATCAACTATGTTTAGTGATGTTCCTGTTATATCCCATCCATTTCATTCCTCTAAGTGGGAGATGGAAGTAAATGAATGGGCAAAAAAATCAATATGGATTGGATTGTATCCATTAAAATATTCTACAATTGATATACCAAACTTTTATGAATTCAAAGAGAATAAAGAATTAAGTAATTCAAATAATATTGGATTTGCAGCAAGATGCGAAGGAAGAAAAAATCCTCACCTATTAGATAGAAAACCAGGATATGCATTTACAGATGGTAAAGAATTAAATGATTTATGGAAAAAAGGACAAGGACTGAATTTTACTAAACTAAAAATATATCAGTATAATCCAAAATACAAAGATACGTTTTACAATATGGAATGGGGTATATCTCATTCATGTTTTACATATGAACCCTTTGGGTATTCAATATTTGAGGCGGTTGATTATGGAAAAATACCAATTTTACACACAACTTGGTGTCCTGATTTCGAATATCCTTATAGAGCGGCATCGCAAACTGATTTTAATAATATTTATAATAGACTAACAACAGAGTCATTTGATATAAAAAACAAGTGGTTTAGTATTCTTAAAGAGTATATGGTTAAAAACTACACTAATAAACAAAAGTGGATAAATCAATTACTTGATATTTATAACATATAGGAGAAAAATATGGCAAGAAGTTCAGGAGACACACTCTCATTAAATGCATTAGCAGGAGCAACGGGAAATACTCAAAATTCCAATGTATCCTTAAATACAATTAACGGTTCGGCTGGAACAGAAGTATCATTTGATGATTACGGAATTGATTCAGTTGGTTCAATATCAGGATATACTTACTTAGTAGAAGATACTTCTGATACTTATACACTTGGATTTACTGGTGCTGGAGGTAAATTTTCTTCTATATCTGGTAGATATCAAAACTTTACTTGGGCAAAAGATGAAATTGAAGTTGAAAGTGATATCACAATATCTTCAAACCAAGATGCAACAGCAACTGTAACTGCTAAAACTGATATAGGTGGTGCATCTCAAACATTAATATCAATAACATCTAATCAACAAAATACTCTTCAAGTAACATTCGCTGATGGATTTAATGACCATGCAACAAACTATAATACTGTAAGAGAAAAAACTATATATGTAGTTGATTCATATGATGGTAACTCTGATGCTCTTTGTTTATCATTGGATACTCCTATAACAAAGGCAGATGGAACAATCATATCAGCTGGTGATGTACAAGAAGGAGATGTTCTTAAAGGATTTGAAATAGCAACTTTAGGTGAAGATTCAGATGATGATTATCTAAATTGGTCTACAAATGATTTATCAACAACATCGGAAGATGTAACAGTAACTAATATAGTATTTTCATTTGCAGATAGAATATACGATATAAACAATGGTGAATTACAAATTACAGGTGAACACCCAATGTTAGTTAAAGTAGATAATACATTTAAGTTCAAACCTGCTTTAGATATTCAAGTAGGAGAATATTTGGTAAAAGGAGATAACTCATTAGTAGAAGTTACTTCCAAAGAATCAACAGTTGGTTCAACCGAAGTTGTTTCAATAGATGTAGAAACTGAAGATACTTATTTAGTAAATGGATATATTACTCACAACAAAGGTGGTAATACATTTAGTGACCCTCTACCATCAGCGGTAACAGGTCTTTCTTATTCAGACCCTGATTTATCATGGACTGCATATACTGGAGCTAGTGATTATTCTGTACAAGTAGATAATAATTCTGATTTCTCATCACCTATTATTAATAAAGGTAATTGGAATGATACATCAATGCAAGTTAGATTAGGTGCATCACCATTTAACTTAACTGATGGTACTACATACTATGCAAGAGTAGCGGCTAGAAAAGGTGGAAGAATTGGAACTTACTCAAATACATTGACATTTGAAGCATAATATTTTATGTTTTCTAAAAATTTATATATTTATATATATTAATGTAAAAACACAAAATTAATTAGTTATGGCAAATACGCAAAAATTTACAGAACAAGAAATTCAATCAATTAACGAATTGAAAAAATCAGTTAGTATTGTTTTCACACAATTAGGACAACTTTCTATTCAAAAGGCAAGAACAATTCAACAAATAGAAGAAAAAGAAGCTGCTTTAATACAAAAACATCAAGAGTTGGCTAATTCTGAACAAGAACTGTTCAAAGGATTGAATGAAAAGTATGGAGATGGGAATTATGACCCTAATACTGGAGAATTTACACCAGTTGAATCAGAAGCTCCAGCTGAAGAGGAAGTAGCAGAAGAAAAATAAGCTTCCTTATTGATATGAAACACGAATCATTTATTTTACCATTCCCTCATGTAGAAATTGAAAATCTAATCACCAAGGAAGAGAATGAATACTTGTATTCAGCTTCACTTGATGTATTATCACCATCTGAAGAAGATTTGAAATCTTACAAATATTGGGTTTTAGATGAGGATAGATATAAAATAGATGATTTTGGAATAGAGAACTTAACAAATGAAGAAAATAAGTTCTTAGTACAGAACAACCATGGAGTATTTTTGTACACACAAGAATATCTTGATATCCAAGATAGAGTTAATACTAGGTTAAGTAAAATACAGGCAGATAATTTAGATAATTTTCCTATTCAAATTAATCCTAGTACTGGAAAAACGATGAAATGGAGTGTAAATTTATGTATTTCTAATGATTTACATGCACTTTATCCTCATTCAGATGATATTTATATTATAGGTGGTCATATGGGTTATGATGATAGAAAAACTATTGAAAAACTTGAACTACCTAGATATAAAGGAATTTTATTCGTAGGAGATTTAGATTTGGATTATAAAGATTACGGAACTAGATTTTATACGAAAGAAGAAAAAAATGATTCATCAAATCCATATGATGGGTTTGTAGAAGAAAAAGAAGTGAAATATATTCCTAGGAATGCTCACTTTTTCAAAACACAACCGAATAGTTATCATGGTACTGATTTCAAAGAAGGGTTTCCACACAAAAGAATATTTGGAACAATTTCTTATTATTAGTACAAAAAATATTTTTCGGTGAAGTTATTAATACTTATATAAGAGTATATTATACAAAAAAATTAACTAAGGAGTAAATAAAATGGCAGAAAAGATTGTATCACCTGGTGTATTTACGAGAGAAAACGACCTTTCTTTCTTATCACAAGGGATTGGCGAAATCGGAGCAGCAATAATTGGACCTTTCCATAAAGGGCCTGCTTTCGTACCAACCGTTGTTAATACACAATCAGAATTCGAAGAAATATTCGGTACACCGAATGGAGACTACTATTCAGGATATACCGTACAAAATTACCTAAGAGAAGCTGGTGTGGCTACTATTGTTCGTGTAGGACATATTGGTGGTTATACACAAAGTAAACCTCTAGGTATTAAATTAAGTGGAGTTGGAACTAAAGATGACCAAATAATTGGTATTCTTCATGCAACTGATAACTTAGCATTAGATGTTGAGTTAAACGATACCACAGTAATAAATTCATCACCCTCAGCATCAGCATTTGAGATTTCAGGTTCTTTATTAGGAACTGCAATTTCAGCATCTGTACTTCCATCAGCTGGAAATGATATATCAGATGTATTTGGTGAAGATGCTTTCGGTAGTAAAAACGTATATTCATACAAATATTTTGAAAATGCAGCAACAAACTTTGCTGACCACTTAACTAATAGTGGTTCACAAGTTTCACTTGTTGAATTAGCAGACCAAGATTTTTCACATGATGTTCAACACGCTTCCACTCCTTGGATACAATCACAGTTGATTTCTGGTGAAAGACATAACTTATTTAAGTTACATACCCTTGGTGATGGTAATTATGCAAATACAGAATATAAAGTATCTATCTTTAATGTAAAAGCAGCTGGTACTTCAAATGCAACTGATTATGGAACTTTCTCAATTGCTATTCGTTCATTTGGTGATACTGATAAAAGAAAAGTAGTACTAGAAACATTTAACAATGTAACACTAGACCCTGCATCACCTAACTATATTAAGAAAGCAATAGGTGACCAAAACATCACTATTGATGCAGTTGGAAAAATGACAATGAATGGTGATTATGCAAATCGTTCTAAGTTTGTTAGAGTTGAATGTATCGCTGAAGGTGCATCACCTGTAACTGCAGTACCATTTGGACATGGTGCTTATACTAATCCAATTTTAGTAGGTGGTTCAGAATCAGATATTCCTGCAGTAATTTTCTCTACTGGTTCAGCTGATAACAACTCATCAAAATCAGTAGTTTACTCTGGTATTGACTTAGAAAGTAACCTTATTAAGATTGATAACAAAGGATATTTAGCACCACTACCTGCTTCGGCAACTATTGGTGGAAATACTGCTTTCTCATTCGATGCAAATATCAATGTTTCAGGTGGTACTAAGAATCATCAAGATGATGGATATGGAACATTTAACTTCGGTTATACTATATCTACATCAGATGATGCTTCAACAATTAACAAAAGACAATTTACAGTAGGATTCCAAGGTGGATTCGATGGTAAGGCTCCAACAATAAAATCGGCTAAAGCTGATGATTCAGAATGGGGAGCAGGAAATACACAAGGATTTAACTTATCAACTTCAACGGCTAGTGGTTCAGTTGCTTATGTAAAGGCAATTAACTCAGTATCTAATCCAGATGATTTCGATATCAACTTGGTATCTGCACCTGGTGTTGTAAGAAGATTACACTCTTATGTATTTGATAAAGTAACTGATATGGTAGAGGCTAGAGAAGATGCATTCTTCATCGGTGATACAACTGATAAGAATGATACAATTGCTCAGGCAATCTTACAAGGAGAATCAGTTGATTCTAACTATGTAGGTACTTACTACCCATGGGTTAAAACAATCGATTCAAGAACTAATAAGTTAACTTCAGTTCCACCATCAGTATTGATGCCAGGAATATACGCTGAAAATGATGCAGTTGCTGCTGAATGGTTTGCACCAGCTGGATTGAATAGAGGTGGTATCACAGGAGCTGTTTCTGTACTAAACAGATTAACACATGCTGAAAGAGATACACTATATGAAGGAAAGATTAATCCAATCGCTTCGTTCCCTGGTGAAGGTATCGTTGCATTTGGACAGAAAACTCTACAAGATAGAGCATCTGCACTTGATAGAATCAACGTAAGAAGATTATTAATCAAAGTTAAGAAATACATTGCTTCTACTTCAAGATACTTAGTATTTGAACAGAATACATCTCAAACTAGAGGAAAATTCTTAAATACTGTGAATCCTTATTTAGAAGGAATACAACAAAGACAAGGACTTTACGCTTTTAGAGTAGTAATGGACGAATCAAATAACACACCAGACGTTATCGATAGAAATATCTTGGCAGGGGCTATTTATTTACAACCTACAAAAACGGCTGAATTCATTGTAATTGATTTCAACATTTTACCAACAGGAGCATCGTTCTCGGCATAATTAATTAAAAATAAAAAAGAACTATATTTATAGTAGTTAATAGGAGATAAAAAAATGGCAGAAGTATTAGAATTTAACGATATGTTCTACACGAACTTCGAACCGAAGATGAAGAACAGATACATCATGGAAATTGATGGTATCGCTTCTTATCTTATCAAAGCGGCTAACAGACCTTCAATTACATTTGAACCTGTTGTTCTAGACCATATCAACGTAAAGAGAAAATTAAAAGGAAAAGGTGAGTGGCAAGATGTAGAGGTTACTCTATATGACCCAATCGTACCAAGTGGTGCACAACAAGTAATGGAGTGGGTAAGAACATCTCACGAATCTATTACAGGTAGAGATGGATATGCTGATTTCTATAAAAAAGATATCGATATCTATATGTTAGGACCAGTTGGAGATAAAATCGAAAATTGGAAACTAAAAGGTGCATTCATTAACAGTGCAGTATTTAATGATTTAGACTGGGCTTCTAATGACCCATCAGAAATCACTTTAACACTTTCTTACGATTACGCTATATTAGAATACTAATACAAACAATACTTTTGATACTTCCATATAAAAGGTTCTCTTAGTGAGAACCTTTTTTTTTACAACTTTTTCAAAATTATATATTTATATACAAACAATAAAAATTAAGTTTATGGCAAATTATGATTTTCCAACAGAAATAATCTCATTACCATCACAAGGTAAAGGTTATCCTGAGAGTAATCCTCTCTCGAAGGGAACCGTTGAGATAAAATATATGACTGCAAGAGAAGAAGAAATTCTCGCATCGCAGAATCTAGTGAGAAAGGGGGTGGTGATAGATAAGTTATTCGAATCAATTATAGTTGAAAAAGAAATTAACGTAGATGATATCTTATTAGGGGATAAAAATGCAATACTACTTGCAACTCGTGTACTAGGTTATGGTCCAGAGTATAAGATACAACTCACTAACTCAATAGGAGAACAACAAGAGGAAATAGTTGATTTAGGTAAAGTACAAACAAAAGAAATTGATTTTGATAAACTTTCACCAGACAACAAATACGAATTCACCACACCACATGGAGGAAATAAGTTAGAATATAAAATTTTAACTCATGGTGATGAGAAAAAAATTGATGCTGATATCAAAGCACTACAAAGATTAAATAAAGGTAGTGTTGCAGCTGAATTAACAACAAGATATAGATATATGATTCTATCAGTAGATGGGGAATCAGATACTAAAACAATAACAAATTTCATTAACAATAAGTTTATAACTCGTGATACCAAAGCGTTTAGAGAACACATACAAACGATAACACCCGATATCGTTATGGAGTTCGAGTTTGTAGATGATGAGACGGGAGAAGGAGAGGTTAGGTCCATTCCCATGGGCGTTGGGTTTTTTTGGCCTACCGAGTAACTACTCAGTTATACTCCATCAACAGATTTTTGAAATGTGTTATTATGGTAATGGATTTACTCAAGAAGGAGTTTACAGATTACCGATACATATTAGGAGATTTTACTACAAACAACTTTCTGATACAAAGAAGAAAGAATCAGATGATGTAAAGAAATCTCAAAGACAACAAGGAGGTTCTTCCCCAAAAGGACCAAATGTAAGAGTGAGGAAATAATTTCCTCACTTTTTTTATGCTCTATATTTATAGTAGTATAATTGGAGATTAATATGAAGATAACTAAAAAACAATTAAGAGAACTTAAATCTAAGCCTTATTTTCAGAACGAAGGTTTTATATCAAGACTATTTGCTAGAAAACTTGGAAAATTATTAAAAAAAGATAATGATTTCAAAAAGGCAGTAGATAATTTAGATAACTCAATGGAAAACTTAAGAAAGCAAATAATTGATGCAGAAAAAAATGGTATCAAGATTCCACCTGGAATGAAAAAATATGCTGGAATGTAATAAATGGCAAAGAATAAAGCACAGTTAGAGAAAGAGTATCAAGATGCTCTAAAAATATCATCTTCTATGGTTAGTGACTTAACTAAACTATTAGATGAGAATACTAGTGCCACAAACAAAAAAACAAAAGCAGAGAAAGGTTATCAAAAATCTCTAAAACAAATGTTAGAAGATAGTGATAAGGCATCTAGTATTCAAGACCGTATTGCTAGTATAGAACAACAAAAAGAAAAGTTTGCTAAAAATTACTTTGGTAAAAATAAACAAATTGGTCAATTAGCAATTGCAAATCTAAATGTAGAACAAGATAAATTAAAAACTCTTGATATTGTTGACCAAAAAGCTAATGGACTTGCAGATAAACTAAGTTCAGGTCTTGATGGAATGCAATCTAGCTTAAAAAGTATCCCAGTCTTGGGAGGATTATTAGATAGTGTTACCAAAGGCCCTCTTGAGGGAATGAAAAGTGCTATTTCTGATTCTGCAAAAAGATTTGTTACCGGATTTGGTGAAGCCGCTAAAGGTGGTAAAGCTGGTATAATGGGATTTGTTAAATCTTCAATAGGAGGATTTAGAGCAATGGGTATTGCAATGTTAACAGGTCCTCAAGCAATTATATTTGGATTACTTGCAATAATAGCCGCAGGTGTTAAGGCCTTTGCAAACATGGAGGCTAGTGCAAAAGCATTTAGGGATGAGACTGGATTACTAAATTCTCAAACCCAACAAATGCAAACCAACATCAATTCTGTTTATATGGAAACTGTTGGATTGGGTGCATCGATGGAAGATGTTGCTAAAGCAGCAGCTGATTTCACAAACGAATTTGGTGGTATTGAACAACCCGCTAAGAATACAATGAAATCCATGATGGTTCTTAGTAAGAACTTTGGAGTTTCAACACAAGATGCCGCAAAATTAAATAAAGCATTCCAAAATATGGGAGGATTGAGTGAAGAAGTTGCTCAATCTAATTTAGAATCCCTTACCTCATTAGCGGCTCAAGAAGGAGTTGCTCCGAGTAAAGTGATGGCTGATATTGCTGATTCTGCTGAAGATGCAAATGGATTCTTTAGAGGAAATGTAGAAGCGATGGGAGCTGCGGCAATAAATGCTGCAAAATTAGGTACATCTCTTAAAAAGGCAGTAGAGGTTTCTAAAGGTTTATTAGATTATCAAAATTCAATTGGTGGTGAAATGGAAGCTAGTGCTATCCTAGGTACTAACTTAAACTTTTCACAATCTCGTTATCTTGCGGCTCAAGGTGATGTAGTTGGTGCACAAGCCTCGATGGTAGAACAACTTAGAAATCAAGTTGATTTACAGAATCTAAGTATATTTGAACAAGAGGCTCTTGAAAAAGCAACTGGTATGACAGTTGGTGAAATGCAGAACATGGCTAGAATCCAAGAACTAGGATTAAGTACAGAAGGTGAAAGAGGAAAACTTTTACAAAAAGCACTTAAAGCTGGAATGGATATCTCTAAGATGAGTAAAGAAGAGATTAATGCAGCAACTGATAAATTAGCATTAGAAGAAGAAAGACAAGGTAGATTAGAATCAATGGGTAATCAATTATCTGCAATGGGTTCTCAAATACTACAAATGTTTTTACCTATTGGTGAACTTTTAATAGGAGCTATATCATTTGTAATGCCACTTATCAAAGGAATATTCGGAACAGTTTCAGTTGCTATTAAAAACCTTATTAAGGCATTTGACCCAATCAAAACAATATTTAATGATATTTTTGGAGGAGAAAGTGGAGAAGCTGTAGATGGAATTAAGAAAACGTTTGAAGTTATTGGTAACATAATTGGAGGAGTTCTTACAGTTGGAATTAATTTATTTGCCAACTCAATCAAAGCAGTATCTAATGTTATAAGTGGAATATACGATATATTCAAAGGATTGATGAATGGAAACTTTGACCAGGTAAAAGAAGGTTTATTTTCATTAGGTGAGGGTATCTTAAGATTCTTTACAGCAATACCAATGGCTTTATTAGATACATTTGGAAACGTATTTACTGCTGTTAGAGAATCTCTTAGTGGAATGTTTACTGGTCTTAAAGAAAAAATACTTAATATATTACCTAATTGGGCATTAAAATTACTTGGTAAAAGTGGAGGAGCTGAAACACAAGAAGCAGCAATGGAAACTAAAGTTAATGATGCGGTAATTGGTCCAAGTGGAGATGTAATATCAACATCACCTCAAGATTACTTAATTGCAACACAAGACCCACAATCACTTGCAGGAGGTGGTACTGTATCAATGGAAGGAGTTATTGCTGAACTAAAAGAACTAAAAGCGGCTTTTGTATCAAATAAAGATGTTTATATAGATAATGAAAAAATTACCTCTCGTATCACCAAAACACAAGAGAAAAGTAATATTAACCAATTTGGATTAATGGGAGCTTAATATATGCCAACACTATTAGAACTTTTTAAGAATAAAGATTCGTTCAAGTATGGAACAGCTTACTCTGAAGTAAAATCTGATACTGAAACTCTTGTAGAACAAGAAACAACTGGTATTAGAATTAAATCTTTGGTAGAGATTAATAATCCTCTTATTTATGGAAATGAAGCTGGTAGAATATCATTAAGAAGTACACCTGATTTAGAAAAAATGAAATCTAATACAGGTGGTGAAGGTGGAGATGGTGGATTAATCGGAAAAGGTTTAAGTAAAATTACTGGTGGAGCTGTATCCTCAATTTCTGATGTTAGAGATAAAATAAACTCTAAGTTAGGTATACCAGAAAACTTAATACCAACAAAAGTATCTGATAAAGTAATTGAATTAAGAGGTAAAGAACTAACGTCTGCAGACCCAATAACACCTGATACTATGGGTAAAAATGGAACTGGTCTTGGTAAGTTCTTAAAAAATAGTGGTGGTGGTAACCCTAAAACAATTGGAAAACAAGCTTTAGGTAATGGTATTGGATTTGCAAAAGATAAACTTAGAGGAGCTTTATTTGGAGAAGCACAAGGTTTAGGAGATGCACAAAGTACAAAAGAACCTCAAGTTAATTATACGACTAGTAAAAAGGGAGAAACATATTCTGACCAAAAAGAATCTGTTAAAAATGCTAAAGGTGATGAATTATTAAAAGAATTAAAAGAAACTAAATTAGATTTATCTAAAGTATCACCTATATATGGAGTAGAAAGAAAGGCAAGTGGTAATAAACAAAAAGGAACATTTGGTATAGGAAACAATCCATTTTCATTTGATTCTGCTAATCCAAAAAAAGGAGAAAAATTACCAACATTTACACCAAAAGATGGAGAAGGATATTCTGATTTTATAAAAGATAGTGATGATAAAGTAACATTAGCTCAAAGAGGTATTTCAAATAGTGGTGATGTTATCGCAATGGGTGACCCATACACTACCACAGTAAATACTGAAAATGGGGAAGTAACAGTTGAAGGATTTTCACCAGTAAAAGATTTAATACCACTATTCATTGGTAGATATAAATCAACAACATATCCAATGATGGCATTTAGATGTTCAATTACAGGTCTAACTGAAACTTCTTCACCATCTTGGGCATCAAATAACTTTGTTGGTAATCCATACAAATATTATATCTTTGAAACAGTAGAAAGAAGTGTATCTTTTAATTTACAAGTATATGCACAAAATCCATTAGAACTTGCAAATAACTGGTCTAAACTATCGAACTTAACCAAATTATCATATCCTTTGATTGAAAACAATATGGCTCATCCTAACTTTACAGAATTTACTCTTGGAGATATGTATAGAGAAAAAGTATGTATCCTAGAAGCACTTACATATACATTTCCTGATAATGGGACATGGGAAATTGATACAGAAGGATTACTATTACCAAAATTCATTGATGTTGCTTTAACACTTAAATTTGTTGAGAATATAGAAGATGGTTCGGTAAGAGGATTATATTCATATCCAAAAAATCTTTCTAGTGAAGGTGAGGTTAGTTCACAACATGAAATTTATTCACAACCAAATAAAATAGAATATTTTGTAACTGATGAAAATGGTGAATTAAAATCATCAAGTAAAAATAATTACATTGATGCAGGTGTAGGAGTTAGAAAAACAATAAAGATTAAAAATTAATTATGGCAGGTAGATACACATTTAATCCAAAAAAGAAATTATCAGATGGTAGAGAAGTTTATGTTTCTAAAAAACTTCCAAAAATACCAAAAACTGATAATGATATCTATGTAGCAGTTCAAACAGGAGATAGATTAGATTCGATTGCACAAGAATATCTTGGAGATGCTTCTCTATGGTGGGTTATTGCAAATGCTAATCAAATTCACGATGCACCATTTTCATTACCAGATGGAACTGTTCTTAGAATACCTGCTAATATAGACGGATTTTTAAGTCAAGTAGATAATAGGTAATAATATGGGTAACTGGCCACAATTTTCATATCCTTATAGTGGGATACAAACTAAATTAGATACATGGGGTGGAAACAACTCACCAATGCCATATGCAAGTGGTAGAGGTGGTGTTAGTGGTTTAATGCCTTGGGTACGAGTAATCTCATCATATGGTGCAACTACACCAGAATCTTCAAAAAATGGACTTATAATGCAATCTAATTATCCTGAAGATGGATTCAATATTAGATATGGAAATGGTTCTACTGGTCAAAGTGGTGAATCTGGTATTTGTGGATTTGAATTGGATTATGAAACACCAGTTAGAGTACCAGGTAGACCAACACGACCTGCACCTATTATTAGTGGGTTATCTGTAAGTGAAGTAGATGTGGGTAGAAAAACCACAAACTTTTCAATCACTTGTTATACATTAGAACATATGGAAAAACTGGCTAAATATTTTTTAGAACCAGGTTTTTATGTTTTAGTAGAATGGGGATGGAATACTCGTGATGCGAGAAAAAATTGGTGTGGAGACCCAAATACAGGTGCGATAACACCTTGTATGATGGCAAAGTATATAAATCAAAAATATCTTTTACAAAAAAGAATAAGTTCTAATTTTGAATATGATGCAACTCTTGGTTTAACTACAAATGGGGGTGTTAAGTTTGGAGATAATGAAACATTTATATTAGATATACAACTAACTTCTCAAGGTGAGGTTGCTGAGTATATGCAAGGTCATAAAGGAGGTAGTTCTAATAGTACTAAAAATATATCATCTGAAAGATATGACCCAGCGGAAATAGATGATTCAGCTTCTAAAGATGGAGTTGCAAAAGCACTATTTAGGCAAATGTTTAATGATTTGAATTCAGAAAAACAAACAACTGAAATTAAATCTTGGGAATCTCAAAACATTTCAGATAAGAAAAAAGATTATGCATTTATAGAATATGGTAAAGCAAATGCTGATAATCTATGGGCAGATGAATCTAACTATATTAATATTGATAAAGTTATGCAAACATCAATATTAAAGGCGCTCAAAGATAAAAAAAGTGTAAAGGCAACTAAGGAAAAAACAGGTAGTGATTTTGAGATGCCAGAAGATAAACCATTACTATCAACCGAAAGATTTATTAGATTCGAACTTGCTTGTGCAATAATGAATGAAGATTTTACTGAAAAATCTAGTAAAGCTGAAGGTTCTCTTAACTCTTCTTGTAGTAATGAAAAGGTTAGTCACATAGTTAATATAGATACTTGTATTTGTGGTGCATTTCCACATATGTATTCTCTTGATAAAAATATATTATATCTACCAAACCCAACAGCACCTTCTTTTAATATAGATAACGCTTTCAATGGAGAAACTACTGAAGTTAAGTTTGTTGATTTAGAAAACTTAGATTCTAATTTACAAAACTTACACCCTAAACCAACTGATGGTATAAGTTGGAGTGGAACAAGAAAGAAAAATAATGATGGTTTTGGTGGAGCACCCCATGCCTTTCCTTGTCAATACGATTTAACTACTGATGATAATAAATGGGAATACGACCCTCAAAGCTCTGTTAAGAGTTATGAAATGAAAAAAGGATATTGGGGATGGTTAAAAAATATGTACATAAATTTTGATTACTTTAACAAAGTAATGAAAACCCCAAACTATACAATAAGAGATGTTCTATATGATTTACTAAATGGTATGAGTTCCGCTGTTAATTCCCATTGGAAATTTCAGATTATAGAAAGAGCACATCCAAATACAGGAAAAACAGAATTACAAGTAGTTGATATGAATTTTAGTGGTATAATAAATCATAATGAAGATAAAATACCAACTTATCAATTAAGAGGAACAACTTCACCATTCATCGAAGTTGATTTTGATGTTACTACTCCAGCGGCAATGCAGAATAGTATATTACAAAAAAGAGCAAGTAATGATAAAAATGCGGAAACTATACAAGAGTTTGGAGGATTGATACCAGTTGTGGGTTCAGTATGGTCTAATCCTGATGCAGCAGATAATGATGGTATTACACCAGTTGATATGGTAGGTACGATAGTAAGTGGTATAAAATTCAAAGAACCTCAAAAACCTAATGAAACAACTAATGCTAGTGAAACTCAAGAAAAGGATGCCGATGCTATTAGAAGTTCTAATTATCAATTTTTTACAAACAAAGCGGGTGTTTATCCTAAAGTACAAAATAGAAATGATATGGCAGGTATTGTTGAAGAGTTAAATGATGGAAATGTTAAAGAAGTTTTTATGGTTGGTACTTTTAATGACCCATTATTATTAAGACAAATATACTTAAAAGATATAGATGCTGAGGGTTGGAGAGATATCACTTCACAAAATGGAGGTAAGGTAAATACTCCATTTGGTATGGCAAAAGTAAACTTTAAGGTTCATGGAATTAGTGGATTCAAACGAGGTGATACTTTAAGATTTGCTGGTTTACCTAAAAACTTTTCAAATCCTCATGTATATGAAGTTACAGGTTTAGAACATGAAATAACAACAACAGGTTGGTACACTATGGTACAAACAGGTATGAGAGCCTATGGTTCAAACACAGCGGCAAGATAAGATGGGTATATTAGATTCATATGGTAAATTAAAAAAGGGTAACAAACCAAGAACAAAGGTTACTCTATCCGCATATGTCCCAAAACCAAAAGCCTCTGATTATAAAAGAGGATATATTAGAAGATTCTTTGCACAACCAACAAATGATAAACTTGGAGTGGTAACTGAAATATCAGGAGATGATTATATAAGAATATCAACTTCTTCTTTATATAGAGCAGTTACTTTAAGATGGAGAATAAAAGGACCATTAAAAATGACTTTCAAAGATGATGGTACTATTGCTGATAGGGGAGTTTCTGAATCAAATAGAATAGCCTTAGATTTAGTTTCAAAGGATATGCCTGGTATCAAACTTTATATACTACATCTTCTACAATTTTACAAAAAATAATTCACTTTTTGCTTGGATTTCTCATTATTTTTTCGTATATTTACTATGTAAATAACTGATATATGAGAAATAAAATAAGCTTTGAAACCCTAACTAAAATCAACGAAACATTTGGTGAATTTGAAATTGGACAAACCTTTGGTGGTGGTAATCCTGTTTATTTAAGATTTGGATATTGGAAACAAGTTGATGTAAAAAAACTCAATGAAATATTAAATCCAATCAATGAGGTTGTTGAAGAAAAGTGGGATGATGATGATTGTGGATGGCAATATAGTTACAAAATAATGTAGTTTTTGCTTGGCAGTCTCGGCTTTTTTTCGTATATTTACTATGTAAATGAGTGATAATAAAACAATAAAATTAAACCTTAAAACTATGAGTAAAAAATTCAAATTTTCAATTAAAGGAACTGAGTTCCAATTACCCCTTTCTCAAGTACAAGAAGATTCGTACAACAACAATGAGAAATATATCTACATGAACGCTAAATCAGCGGCTTCAATAATCAAACAATTTGTTAAACAAAATTATCCTGAACTTAAAGTATGGGCTACTTCTGATGTTTATAGTGGTGGTTCTTCTGTAAGAGTTAATGTTTCTGAAAAAGATGGTTCACCAGTTGATTCAACTATCTTTGATAAAATCCAAGAATGGGAATATATGTTGAAAGGTGGTTCTTTCAATGGTATGATTGATATGTACGAAAGTAGAGAAGATAAACCTACTACTGATAATGGTACTCCAATGAAGTATTTCCCTTCTTACATCTTTATTGAGAATAAACCTAAGTGGGATTCAATTGAATATTGGATATCTCAATGGAATGAGTACCAAGTTAACATAGATGCTGAATGGACTGAAAAAATCCAAAGATTGGGTGGTTGGTTAGAATATAACAAACAATTCATGAACAAGAAGATTGTTGATAAAGTTGCTAGTTTAACTGTAAATGCTTAAAATATGAAAACACTATTAGAAAGATTAAAACCAGAAATAAAAACAACCTTGTTAGATGAACAAGAAAAATACCCAAATACTGTTGGTGAGTTACTAGAAGTTCTTGGAGAAGAAGTAGCAGTTACTCAATTAACATTGAAAAATATTAATAACTTAAGTGACTTTTCACCAAATAGAGTTAGTACTATTTTAGAAATTTACGATATGTTCGATGAAATATAAATTATTACTATTATCATTATTAATTATAGGATGTACTAAAGAACCATTTGAATACGAAGATTCTACTCCTATTGGCAATCCAAAACCTACAATAGATTTTAGAAACGAATCATATTCTAGTATAAATAATACTGTTGGTAATATTGAAAGACAAAAATGGAATCTTCACTTTAGTGATTATGATTTTATTTGGAATGAAGTTACACAAAGAACAAATGTAGATAATTATTATCCAATCTATAAAGCATCTGTACAATATGATTTCTTCGATGATGGTAAGGTGGATTTACTTGTATTTAATGCAGGTAGTGGAGAGAAAATACCAGGTCTTTATGTATTAGTAGAAGATGTACTTGAAGATAATAGAACTATAACAACCTTCCCAAGTAAATTATATTCAGCTAATTCAGCAGTTTTATCAGATACCGATGGTGATGGTAGAAATGAAATGTTATTATTTGGTGAAAATAGTCATAACAATTCTGAGTTTGGTGGACCTAATAATTATTTAGAAACAGGATATAGAATATTTTTTGATTCTAATAAAAATATTATAGAACAAAATATTGGTAGTGTTCCAATTGGAGTACATGATGTAACAAGTGGTGATATTGATAATGATGGTGATATAGATATTGTAGTATTTCCAACAGGTGTAAACCAAGCAACTGTAACACCAAACTTTTACTTTCCATTAAAACTAATCAATGATGGTTTTGGTAATTTTGTTGAAAAACCATTTTTTTCTGATGAGGAGTTGATAACTTCAAAATATGGTTTTAATGAATGGCTAGCAACAACCTTTCACTTATTTGATGTAAATAATGATGGTTATTTAGATTTAGTTGGAGGTCATTATATAGGAACAGGAGACCCTAGATGGGGTGCTGAATTTATTAAAGATAAAAAAGATTTAACCTTTACTGGTATTTTTATTTCATATGGAACATCTAGTGGAGATTATTATTACGAACAAGTTGGATATTTTTCAGAAAGTGCATTAAGTGATAAAACACAAATATTATATGGATTAACTTTTACTGATTACGATAATGATAATGATTATGATATTGTAATGAGTACATATGAAGTTGATATAAATGGTTCATTTAATTTAGATTCTGATTCATATATAGTACACTTGTTAAAAAACGATAACAATAACTTTGTAAATGTAACTGAATCGGTAATTGATGGTTTTTCTGATTTATCTGGTACAAGATTCAGTAATTTTTATAGACCAATAATTAATGATGTAGATGATGATGGTGATTTTGATATTGTTGCAACTGCATATAGATATGGAAACAATAATATAACTTATCCTAAATTATTATATTGGGAAAAAATTGGAAGTGGATATGTTAGAAAAGAAATTTATTAAAATATTTGTATAATTCAAAAATAATTCGTATATTTGTAAAATTATGGTAAAAACAGACTTAAAACAATTCGAAGGTATGTACTATATAGGTGATATTGTAGATGTAGATGGTGATGGTTGGGTAGATGAAGAAACGGCAGAGTTAATCCTATTAGAACATAACGCAGGAGTTACTGAATGATTATAGTAGAAACCAATAAAGAGAAAGACCAATTTCTCGAATATTGGAATAATGAGGAATCTACAATTATTCCGATTTGGGAAGATTTGGAAAGACATCCTATGAATAATAGGTTGTCATTTTTGTATGTCCGATTTCCAAACATGGATTTCATTCTTCCTTTTAATCATAATGATTGTGAACCTTTAACTATTGATTTATCTCAATCCAAGCAACAAAAGTGGATTTGGGATAAAAAAGGGTTCTTACAAACCGATATTTTAATTGAAAATCTAAAAGATGTACAAACCTCTTTATTTTTCAATTCAAACAAAATATATCCATTTAAGGATAAATTAGAGGTTCTAACAAACTTTTATTATCGTTTGGGTATAAGAGATGATTTAGGTAAATCAATCCCTATAATGAAGTGGGGTGAAGTACTACGAGGTATTGTAGATGAATGGAAGTTAATTCCTAACAATACTTGGGTAGATGATACGATGATTCCTATCCTTTCAGACATTGAACGAATGGGGATTCGGGTCGATACAGAAAAATTTATTGATAGATGGCCTAATCACCAAAAACATATACTATTGGGGAATGTATTCACCGAATATAACCCTTATACCATAACAAGTAGACCTTCTAACAGACATGGTGGTGTAAACTTTAGTGCTTTGAACAAGAAAGATGGTTCGAGAGAATCCTTTGTACCAAGAGATGGTAAGTTGTTCTTACAATTTGATTACGATGCTTATCATGTACGAATTATTGCCAAGTTGATTAAATACAAACTACCCGATACATCGGTTCACCAATGGTTGGCAGACCAATATGGTTGTTCATATGATGAGAGTAAAGGAAGAACATTTAGAATCTTATATGGTGGTGTGAGTGATGAAGATAGAAAAATCCCTTTCTTTGATAAAGTAGATACCTTCATTAGAAAGATGCAAGAAGAATCAATCAAGAATGGGTATATCCAAACACCTAAAGGTAGAAAAATACCATTAGGATGGATTGAACAACCCAATGGACAGAAGTTCTTCAATTATCTACTTCAAGCGACTGAAACTGAATTCAATATTGAGGTACTGAATAAACTTAAGAAATTACAACTTCCTCTTCCTATCCTATACACTTATGATTCATTTCTATTCGAGTTTGATGATTCTGAGGTAGAAACAATTAAATTGGTTAAATCCGTTCTCGAAAGTTATGGGTTTCCTATCAAAGCCGATTGGGGAAGTGATTACTCAAAAGTTTAATATTTATATATTGATATACAAAATTAAAGAAATATTATGAAACTATTAAAAATCTTAATGATATCACTACTGCTTGCAGGATGTGGTAGGGAAGAAGTTCTTGGTCAAGAACCTCGTGAAAAAATGACAGAGGTAATTGTAGAGAACCAAGTGTTCAAGGTTTGGTATAACGAAATCAAAGAACAACCAGTGAAATTGGTCTACACTTCAACAGACAGACCTAAAAATGTAGATAGAGGTTCAATGAACTTTTATACAGAACCAGATTATTACACTTCTAACAATGCAGATTATTACAGAAATGTATGGGATAAAGGACACCTTGCTCCAGCTGCAACTTATTCTGATTCTATGGAGAATCTAAAGTTAACATTTTCTTATCTAAATTGTGCTCTACAAAATCAATATCTTAATAGAGGTGAGTGGAGATTATTAGAAGAACAAGAAAGAGTTTGGGATGATGAACAAAATCTTACAATCACAGTTGAACTAATATGGGAAGATGGGTATGAAATCTTACCAACAGATGCTCATGTTCCAACTCATATGAGTAAAACAATTTACTTTGAAAAAGATGGTAATTGTAGAAAATTTGTATTTCCTAATGAAAAACCAACAAAAGATTGGGAAGAGTACGAAGTAACTTGTACTAATTGATATTTATAGTATAGTATGGATTATAAGCAACTCATAGATAAACTAGTAAGAGAACTCTCATATAGGGTAGGTGTTCCTAATATATACGATAAGGAACATCAATCTATTATATCAGAAATTCTTACAGAGTGGGGTGAGTTTGAAGCAAAACAAACTATTTTTGAATTTCTTACTGAAAAAGATGATACGATTGACCCTGAAACTGAAATTACTTATCAGAACAAAAAGGGTGAAACAAGAAAAACGACTTATAAAACTGCTATAGCATCTAATCAAGATTCACCACAATTCAAAGCTGCAGATGCATTAAGAAACAAAACAAAAAATAAAGGTACTGAAAAACTAAAAACTTCTATAAGTGGTAAAAAGAATTATCAACATGCACCTGATGTAAATCCAGAAGTAAATAACACAGATGGAAGTAACGAACCGATAGAAATAAAATCTAATGAAGATGTAAAGGTAGAAGTTGATGAAATTCAATCTGATTTACAACAGAAAAGAGATATGGGAACTGCAGGTGCAGGTGGACCAGTTGCATCTCAAGGTGAATCTCGATATTGTAATACAATGAATACTTTGAACGTATCGGATTTCAAAGAAAAAAATAAAGAATCAATATCAGAAAGAAAAAAAGAATTAGAATCATCTAAAAAATTAGCATCAGAATTAAGAACTGCACAAGCTTTAGGATTAGACCCTAATAGTGATGAATTTAATGATTATCTTGCAACTCGTGAAGAATTTGCTCAACAAGAATTAGAAAGAATTAAAAATATTGATAATTCTGTATTTTATCTAAAAGGGAAAAAAGGATTTAATGGTAAGGATGACCCATATCTTGAGTGGATGAGAGCTTCTTACGATGGTACTCTTGCAACTCGTAAAATATTAGATGAAAATACTAATATGGATATGAGTAAACCTAATACTACAATTCAATCTGAAGGTGAAATTGATGATAAAGTAGAATCTAAAATATCTAATAGATTAAAAAAGGCTACTCAAGATGGTAATCAAAATGATATTGATTATTATAGAAATGAATTAAAATCATTCCAAAAATTTAGAAAATATCACGATACATATACTGTTGGACAGGACTCTGAAGGTAGAATGAGTGTAGTATCTATTTCAAATAAAAAAGGAGATGATTTAAGAGACCCACAAAATAATACCACACCAGCGAAACGATTTAATATTATCAAAGAACGATTTGGTCAAGATGTTGCAAAATCAGTAATAAAATCAATTGATGAAGGTATTGAGTTAGTATCAGATGTAAAAAAGGCAGCAGTTAAATCAACTAACGTAATTGATATAGATGAAAATATTGTAAAAGTTTGTGAACTTCCACAAATGAAAAAATATATAGATACACTTGATGGTAATGCTAAGTTTGTAAAATATGTTGGGGATAAGGGTAAATCTTATGATACATTAAATACTGAAGATAAACTTAGATTAATGCAAGAACATTCTAGTTTTTTACTTGCAAATGGAAAAAATCCTGCATTTGAACCTTATGGTAAAATTATGACAAAGGTTGGTGAGTTTACACAAACAAAAAAATTCCAACAAGAAAATCCATCTATTAATTTTGAATCATCATCAATAACACAATGTATTACGATAAAACAAAATGAAAAAGATGCTGTTAAAAGTTCACATAATAAAGTAGTTGAAGATATAAAGGGTGCTGATGAAAAACTTGGATTTCCAAAAGATGGTAAAAACGGCCCTCATACACAAGGATACATTGGAACAGTAATGGATGCAATGCATTTTGATTCTTATATAGATGGTGGTGATGGGAAAATGATTGTACAAATGGGAATCAGAGGAGCACAACCACAAGATATAAGAGGATGTTTAGGAGAAAAGAGTGGATACAAAGGAGATATATCTACAACTGAAGGTAGGGAAGGGTTAAAGAAACATCTTAGAGAAAAATGTAAAGTGGATTCTAAATCAGGTGCAATAATTATTACAAATGAAAATGGCTCAACCGAGATATGTGAAGATACTTGGAGAACCGCTGGTACATCACAAAAAGTAGCCAGTCATTTTGGTAAAGATATGAGAGATTGTATCTCATCTAAGGTTGATAATAGAAGAACAACCCCCTCTGAATAACTCTAATTTGTGGTAATGTACATTTATAGTGTATTTTCAAGTTTTGAAAAAATCCTATTATATTTATATACGAACATATAATTGATAGGAAGATTAATGCAAACACAGTTACTCTGTACATTTACAACTAAAGAGAAACTTCAAAATACCCTACAACTTATTAGAGAAACATATCATATAGTTTATAACTACATATATGTTCTTCAGAATAAGGGTAACTTGGATGAGTTGTTTATTACATACAATATAGATACGGCTTATAAACCGGATAAACCTTTGGATGATACTATATTAGTACATCGTAAAAAACAAAGTAATACATTGTACACTATTAATGCTCTTAACGAATTAGTTAAAGAAGAAAATGGTGGAGTATTGGATAAAACATTTACTATTGATTGGGATAAATTCAAAAACTCAATTATAGTAACCAATGTAGAGGGAACTAAAAAAATCTCTACAAGAATTTTTGAAATTATAGAGTTTAACAGTCTATAACTTAAAGTTATGCTAAAAGACATTCATGTTTTTGATGATATCATTTCATCAGAAAGTCAAGATTTATTAGAATCATTCGTTATCGATACAAAAGGTTTCAAGTTTGGAAATAACTTAAAACACTTTGGAGTAAACTTTCCACAATATGTTTTTGCAAAATCATCAACTGATTCTTTCCCTCATTACATAAATCAAATATTCACAGAAATACAACATAATACTTTATCTAAAGTTAGATTAAGTAATTCTATTAATTGGAGAACTAAAATAAATAAATTGGTATCTAATGATAAACCATCTGATAATCCAAACTATTCAATACACATAGATAGAGATGAAGAACATTTATCTTTGGTATATTATATAAATAATTCAAGTGGAGATACTGTATTTTATAAATTAAAAGATACTTATAATATAGATAATTGGAAAGAAACAGTAATCAATGGTGAGTTTGATGCATTCACAGAAACAAATTCAATCCCACCAAAGAAAGGAAGAGTAGTTCTATTTAATGGAAAAACATTTCATAGGTCAACATATCCAACTGATGGAGATAGATTCGTAGTAAATATGAACTTTTATTACAATAAGATACAGAATACCAAGTTATTTTGATATGTATATTAGTCATGATTACTTAATTTTAATTTTAATAATATTTATAGGTACATAGTAAATAAGGAAAAACTAGTATGAGAGGAACAATAATTGGAAGTGATTATATCTTTGACGGAACAGATGCTAAGGTTCTAGAGATAAACACCAACACAGGAATATTCAATCAAGCATTACAATACATAGATGTAGACCCATTTTTTGACTTCTTGGAAGCAAATAATATAGAAACTTTAGAATTCATTTACAATGAAAATATTACACCTGCAACTGGTCAATATAACTTAGGTTTCAATGGTCTCCTCGCTTCAGAATGTGAAGCTAGAGGAATTACTTACGTTCAACATGAAGTACAATCTAGTGCAATCACAATTCCATCAGTAACAGATGCTGATGATAAATTTATCTTAAGACATGCTTACGATGTATCAGCTATTGTTGATTCAACATACTGTGCTGATAAATTTGAATTCCTTGAGTTGATGAGTGGTTCGGATGCACTTCCAAAAACATATGTTTCATCATCTGATTTCTTATACGATACTTTAGATACAATAGATACATCAGTAACAGATGCTCCTAATCTTATTGAAAAGGCTAGATACCCAAATTATGATTTACAGTTATATCCTAAAATGTATAGATTTACTAATTCTAGTGATTTGGCAGATAAAAAGGCTGATATTACATCTGATAACTTCTTTATTCAAGAATATATCAAAGATGATAATAACATAGTAGATGATAGAATTACTGTAATTAGAAGTTTAGATATTATACATGGAGCTAACCTAGATATTATAAATCTAGGCTCATACAGAAACTCTTCTGTTTTACCACTATCACATGATAGTTCAACTTTTAGATTAAATTTAGGAGCAGAAGGATTAGAATCTAGTTCGATAGATTCTTATACAAGATTTAAGTATTTGAATAAATATTCGGGTAAACAAACAATGCAATACCACACAGATGCGGAATCTGATATTTTGATACCGAATGATGGTACTACAAATGTTGAAAGTTTAGAGGTAAGTTCTTCAGTAATTGCACCTAGATTCCAATTAATAACTGGTTCTGAATATGATGGTAATCCAAGTGAAGAATATCAAGAACATAACGGTACTTTAGAATTAACCACATCATCACTTTCATACGAAACATCATCAGTAGTTAGTATAGTTTCGGAAAGTGTAGAAGATTTATTTGTTAGAGTAACACTTAATGATGGAACTTCATTTGATGATGCACCAGAAAACGAAATTTATACTGTAATATCAGGTTCAAATGATATAACAAGATTTGAATTTATTAATAAATTGTTAGTAGGTGATAAGATTGTATATTTTGAAACTGGTTCAAGTAATGTACAAACAAAAGAAATCACTTCATTGGATATAGTTTATAAAGATAACTTTTATATATACAATGTAGATATCGAACCATATGACTACTTCTTAGTTGATTCGAAAAATGACGATGGTTTATTCTCAATTCACCACAACGCATGTAACTACTGTTATACAACTTGGGCACCATGTGGTAACTATTGGTGTGACAATAACTGCTCTACTTGTTATGGTGGTTGTTTCGTAGCAGGAACTAAAGTTATATTATCAGATGGAAGTGAAATGAATATAGAAGAAATAGAACCTGGCCAGATGGTTAAAACATTTGATACTGATGAAAATGTTGTTTCAGAAGGTTTTGTTGGTGATATTCAAGAAAAGCAAGTAGAAACACTTGTTAAGATAACATTTGATAGTGGGTTAGTTATTAAAACTACACCAGACCACCCATTCTATTTATCTAATAGAGAAGATGCAGATTATTGGACTGTGGCTGATGATATTGTAAAAGATGATGTTTGTCTTAAACTTGATGGAGGAGAACTTAAAGTAACTGAAGTAGAAATTATAGAAGAAGAAACAACAGTATATAACTTAATAGCAGTTTCTAATTTTAACAACTTCTTTGTAGAAGGAATATTAGTACATAATAAAAAATAAAAGGAAAACTCATGGCAAAAATTCAACCAAGACTATATAACGATATTATTTCGACTAAAATTTCAAGTACATCCTCGGATGAAAAAACAAAAATTTCAGCTATTTTTGCAAACATAGTTCAAAGAATAAAAGACGCTAATTCATAAATTTTTTATTTTTTGCTTGGATTTGTAAAATAAATTTCGTATATTTGTATCAAATATAAGTTTTATGGCAAAAAAGAATACAACGAGTACTACTACGACTCAGAAAAAAGTAGTAAAAAAGCAAACTAGAAATCATAAGTTAAACTTTAAGGCACCTGAAGAAGAATCTTATTCTGTTATTAGGTATGATAATCCTGATATAGTAGAGAAGATGGAAAAGGAATGGCCTGAAATGACAGATGAATTCAAGAGAATCATGTTTACTCAATATGAGCTTTTCTGTAAAAAGCAGGCAAACTATGGACCAGATAATATTTCTGTTGGTTCTAATTTAGAAACCAAACAAGATATTAATATATCTCTTACAGGTCTTTGGTTTAGAATGAATGATAAGATTCAAAGATTAAAACAAATGGTAGTACAAGGTAAGAAAGATGAGGTTGGAGAGGCAATTGAAGATTCATACCAAGACCTATCAGTTTACGGCATCATTGCTCAGATAGTTAGTAATGGTAAGTGGGCAAAATAATTCAATATTTGCTTGTATAATCAAAATATTTTTCGTATATTTACAAAGTAAATTGAATTAACACAATTGTTAATAAAAAACCAAAGAGATTCGGTGGTTTTTGAGGTTTTATTATATTTATATATACACCGAGTGTTAATAAGTTTGGCACTCAAAAATTAAACTTAAAACAATAAATTATTTAACATTAAAGGATTAAAATTATGGCTTTAGACATTAACGCAATCAGAGGTAGACTGAACAAACTACAAAACACACAACGTAAATCAGATGCATTATGGAAACCAACTCCAGGTAAGCATCAAGTAAGAATCGTTCCTTACAAATTCAATCCAGACAATCCATTTATTGAATTGTATTTTCACTACAACATTAACAACAAAACTTATTTATCACCACAATCATTTGGTAGACCAGACCCTATTGTAGAGTTTGCGGATAAACTAAAAAGAATGGGTGATAAGGAAGATTGGAAAGCGGCGAAGGCGATGGAGCCTAAGTTAAGAACTTTCGTACCTGTTGTTGTAAGAGGTGAAGAAGGTGAAGGAGTAAGATTTTGGGGATTTGGTAAAACTGTATATCAAGAGATTCTTGGTTACATTGCTGACCCTGACTATGGTGATATCACAGACCCAACAAGTGGTAGAGATTTAACAATCGAGTATAAATCAGCTGAAGAAGCTGGTACTACTTATCCAACTACTACTATTAGAGTTAAACCAAGTGAAACTGCAGTTAGTGAAGATTCTGAAAGAGCAACTTCTTTCTTAGAAACACAAACTGAAATTACAGATTTATACTCTGAATTATCTTACGATGAATTAAAATCAGTATTAGAAGGATGGTTGAATCCAAGTGGAGAAGGTGAAGATGAATCAAAGAATGAAGCAGTATCTCAATCAACACTTTCAACTGAAACTAAGAGTGAACCAGTAGCACAACCTACAACTTCAGATTCAAAGAAAACTGATGATGTAGCGGCTGCATTTGATGATTTATTTAACAACTAAACCTTACTAAATGGCGAAAAAGAAAGCAAAAGAGCTTGACTTGGCAGATATTCTGGCGGGTGAACTTAACAAACAATCAAAAGACCAGAAGGTAGCATTCTTCCTTAATGAAGATGAGGCTCCTACAAATGTAGAGGGTTGGATTTCTACTGGTTGTGCAATGTTGGATGTTGCTATCTCCAATCGTCCTTATGGTGGTTTACCAGTCGGTAGAATCACAGAAGTTACAGGTTTGGAACAAAGTGGAAAATCACTACTATCAGCTCACCTCCTTGCAGAAACACAGAAACAAGGTGGAGTAGCGGTATTGATTGATACAGAAACTGCAGTGAGTAGAGAATTTTTAGAGGCTATCGGTGTTGACGTCTCTAAACTTCTTTATGTATCAGCAGATTCAGTTGAACAAATCTTTGATTTTACCGAAACAATCATCGAGAAGGTTAGAGAAACATCTAAAGATAAAATTGTTACTATTGTAGTAGATTCAGTTGCGGCGGCTTCAACTAAAACAGAGTTAGCGGCAGATTATGGCAAAGATGGATATGCTACTGATAAAGCAATTATCATTTCAAAGGCAATGAGAAAGATTACCAATATGATTGGTAGACAGAAAATCTCATTAGTATTCACTAACCAACTTAGACAAAAGATGAATGCCATGCCATTCGGTGACCCATGGACTACAAGTGGTGGTAAAGCTCTTGCTTTCCATGCATCTGTAAGATTGAGGTTGAAAGGTATGGGACAAATCAAAATGAAGGTAAACGGCAACGATAAGGTTGTTGGAATCAAAGTTCGATGTCAAATAGTAAAAAACAGAATGGGCCCACCATTAAGAGCGGCTGATTTTGAGATTTACTTTGATAGAGGAATTGATAATTATGGTTCATGGCTTAAGGTTATGAAAGAAAACAAATTGGTAAAACAATCAGGTGCTTGGTACACTTATGTAGATACAAGTACTGGTGAAGAAATCAAATTTCAATCAAAAGATTTTATTGGATTGATGGAAGAAAGAGAAGATGTTAGAGAGCAAATCTATAAAAGGATTTGTGAAGAATCTATCTTACAGTATAAATCAGATACATTGGATATTGATAATATGGAAATAGATACAGAATTACCTGAATAAATTCAAAAATTATGAGTAAATTAATTACAATGTTGAGAAAAAGTGCCGAGGCTGATAGAGCTAAGGCAATTTTATCTCTAGATTTATTAGATAAGAAGGCGGTTGGTATTGGAGACCATTCAACAGAAGATTTCTATAAAAATGCAGAGGAAGCACTTGGATTACTTGCTGATTCTCAAGATAGATTGGAAGCTATTGAAATTTATATCTCTGAAACCCAAAACAAAGACCTTCTTACATGAAGCAACTATACAAAAACATACTAGAGTCAGTTGAAACTGATAGAACTCAAAATATCAATAGACACAAGAATTCTCGTGTATTAATTATTGATGGGTTAAACACATTTATCAGATGTTGGTCATCCATTCCTACAATGAATGATGATGGTGACCATGTTGGTGGAGTGACTGGTGCATTGAAATCTATTGGATATGCAATCAGACAAACTCAACCGACTCGAGTTGTTGTTGTATTTGATGGTAAGGGAGGTTCAACCTCTCGTAAAAAGAAATTTGGTGGTTATAAGGCACAAAGAGATAAAAACAAACTCAGAGTAAATCGAGCATATGCTGATTTGATGAACGATGAGGATGAAAGAGAATCCATGAAAAGACAATTCGTTTGGTTAAATGAAATGTTAGATGGGTTACCTCTTACAACTATGATATATGATGGTGTTGAAGCCGATGATA